CATAATCTTGCAAAAAATGCAAAATTCACAAAAACACTAAATAGAAATGATTGAGATGTATCGTTATAATGTAAAGTATAAACATTAAAGGTAAGATATGAACAAGAAGATCGCTATTACAGCGGTGCTTTTTGTTATGGCTACATCCAACGTATGGGCAACAGACCCTATCGTTACTGACTCGACTAGTAGATCTACAACTGACTCTACTTCTACAAGCACTACTACAGTAAAATCCCCACCACCAACGGCAGTTGCACCAGCCATCACAGTTATCAATAGTGATGTTTGTGCAGTAGGCGCATCTGCAGCTGTTCAAACGCAGATTCTTGGTATCTCCATGGGTGGTACCCAAGTAGATAAAAACTGCGAACGACTAAAGTTGGCTCGTGGTATATTCGACATGGGTATGAAAGTTGCTGCTGTTTCTATTATGTGCCAAGATGAACGTGTATTCACCGCAATGATGAATGCAGGCACTCCATGTCCGATCGAAGGTAAGATCGGCGAACAAGCTAAAGCAATCTGGGAAGCCAATCCAGAAAAGATTCCACAAAAAGTTAAAAGCAAGGACTAACCGTGTCTAGACTGGTTAGTCTTGTACTTGGTCTTGTACTGAGTTGCTCAGTAGCACAGGCTCAAATAAATGTCGTACCAGTTAATGGTGGGACAGGAAATCTTGTATCTATTCCCATTCCTGGAGCGCCTGGACTAACAGTAACTGTTGGTACTGGTTCTGCTGCAGTTCCACTACAAGACATTCGCAATAACGCAAACGCTGTAAATATCACCACATGGGATGATTCATATAACAATGTGCCATTGGGGTTTGACTTTCCATTTTATGGCAAGACATTCAACAACTCATGGGCTATGACTAACGGATTGGTAACATTCAAAGATCCCAGTATATCTGGTCTTGGCGGTGCTTGTTGTGAGGGCGTAGATTTACGCACAACAACAGACCCACGTTACAACTACAGCATCTATGCGTTGCATACAGATTTGTATTCTTGGAACGGTCAAAATCAGTATTATCTTCGTGAAGGTAATACTATGACATATGGTTGGTATAATCTAAGTCAATGCTGTAGCAGTCAAGGCGGTAACAGTTTTGAGATTAAGATTAATTCAGCTGGCTTAGTTGATACTCGTATTGCTGGTGCTATGGTAAATTGGAACAGAGTAACCTCTGGAATGGCAGGTGATCTTTCTAAGGGCGAGTACTATCAATATTACCACGCACAGGGTATAAACATAACTGCTGGCAGTTCAAGTATTTTTAGTTGGCAAGCATTAGGTGGAACTGGTGGTGATTTATGTACTACCAACCCATTGTCTTCTCCAACTTGCCCAGGATACCAAGCTGCTTACACTACACAACAATGTACTATTAGTGCATTGTATGATCCATCATGCCCAGGATACGCAGCAGCATTCTTTACTCAGCAATGTTCTATCAGTGCATTGTATGATCCATCATGCCCAGGATACGCAGCAGCATATCATGACCAACAATGCTCGTTGAACCCACTGTACTCTACAACTTGCTCAGGCTACAGAGAAGCCTATTTCTCTCAACAGTGTTCGTTGAATGGGTTGTATGACAGAACATGCCCGAACTATGCTGAAGCATACGCTAAGAAAATGGTCTTAGAACAACAAGGAACAGCTTCTATCGTAGCAACAGCTGGGGTTGTGGCTCAAACAGCGTCTGCACCTGCTGTTAGCACAGAGGGAAATGTTTCCGCTGCTCCTTCTTCGACTGGCAACACAACAGTAGATAAAGTTATCTCTACTCCTGCACCAACTGCCAACACTGCTGCTGCTCCAGCTGCTCCAGTACAACTGGTAGCACCTCCTCCTGCTCCACAACAGCAACAGGCGCAACAAGAAAAGAAACCAGAGGGTGGTGGTGACAAGCAAGGTGGTGATAAACCAGCTGGTGGTCCAACACAAATGGCGCAAGGTGGTCAAGGTGGTGATAAACCAGCACAACCAACTGCTCGTCAGGCTCTGGCTGAGCGTAGAGCAGAAGCAGCAAGAAAAGATGCTATCGAAAAGGGTAAGAACCTTGCCAACGATATGGGCAAAGTTGCCGATATGGAATCTCAAAAACAGATGCAAAATGTAGTTATACAAGCGATGGGATTCACTCCAGGATTTGACACATATGGTAAAACTACAATACCCGATGTTACTGGTTATAAACCATTCACAGTCTACAACGGTCAAAGAACAGTAGACAATGCAAGATTAGGTCGTGGGTTATTTGGTCCGACCGACAGATTACATAATGATATGGTAGATTCACAATACAATAGAGGAAAATAAAATGGGAGAAGAAATCAAAGATGTCAATGCCAAGATTGACGATTTAGAAGCAGCAGCAAAGAAGTATGCAAGCAAAGATACTGTTATTAGCGTTGGTGGATATGAATTTACACCTGCTAAATTGATGGTAGCTTTTACTCTTGTGTCTTCTATTCTTGGTGGTTTGTATGGAGCGTTCGAAGTCTACAAAGACTATCAGGGTATGAAAGACAAGATCGCAAAATATGTTTCACCAGACTTGACTGAGATCTATAAGAAACTAGAAGTAACTCAACAAAACGCTGAGAAGTCTGTTCAATACACACAAGATATTAAGAACGACTTGAAACAAGATATCCGTCGTGTTGAGGGTGTAGTTGAAAATGTTGAGCGTAGCACTAAACAAGCTCAACGTGAAACCGATCAATCTATCCAAGCAGTTCGTGGTGAAATGACTACTGTTCGCTCAGATGTTAGAGCAGCCACTAAAGAAGTTGACAACAGCATGAGACAACTTTCTCGTGAGACTGATAACCAACTAAAACAAATCGAAAGATCTGTTGACATCAAGATCCAAAAGGCTCTTGATAACCCATTAGCTAAATAAATTGTCAGAAGTATAAGGAGTAATGATGGCAGAAGAAGTAAAGAAAGTACCTACACGTAGTGAGCGTGAGGCAGCTATTAAGGATAGAGCAGGTTTAGTGATTGTTATTATGGCATTGTTATTAGCCATCAATACTTACTTCTCCAATAGCTTTAGCGGGGCGGCGCTGACGAACTTAATCAAGGCGTCAGACACATATGCATTCTTCCAAGCTAAGTCTATCAAGCAATCTATTGCTGAGGGGCAGCTTGAAGAAACTACAGACCCAAAACGTAAGGCAGAGTTGCAAGCTAAGATTGATCGTTATGAGTCTGATACTGTTAAAAATGAAGGTAAGAAAGAACTTCTTGCAAAAGCACGTGCACACGAGGAAGCAAGAGATGAGGCTAAGAAACATAGCCCATGGTTGACTTTCTCTGGTATGTTGTTCCAACTTGCAATCGTTCTACTATCCGCATCTATTATTGCAGTTGATATGCGTATGTACTATGCCTCTTGGGGTGTTGGTGCATTGGGTATCATCTTGTTAACTCAGGGTATTTGGCTCTGGTTCTAAAAAGTAAACCTTTAGGATTACAACAAAACCCCACACTAGGTGGGGTTTTTGCATTTAGTGCTTGTCTTACGTTTGACTTTGGTGTAGAATAACTGTGTTAGGGTTGATTAGGAATGCTATGAAAACTATCGATGAGATCAATGCTGAACTGCTAGAAATTGCAGAAGAAATCCGTCAAGAACAGACGGATGCAGAGTACGAAGATTTTATGGATCTGATGTACTACTGCTTGGAATGTGAACAATACGAACGTGATATGGAGTTGTACAATGAATTCGGTTGAAAATGAGATTATGCTTATCTGCCAAGAAGAATGTGCAGAAGTTACTCAAGCAATTAGTAAGGTTTTCCGTTTCGGTATGGATGCCACTCACAACAATGCAACTAATCGTGATCGCCTAACTGAAGAAGTTGGTGATCTACTTTGTATGGTTGAGTTGATGATTGAGCATAAGATTCTTGATGCTGAAGCAGTTGGTAAAGCTGGCTTGAAAAAGCGTGAGAAACTTTCCAAATGGTCGTCTATTGGAGCTAAATAATGATCCAGATCGAAAATCTAACCCCTGAGCAGGTTGAAATGCTTGACACTATGTGGTCTCTTGACACGTTCGAAGACTACACTGCGTACTTGGATTCGCTTAATCCCCGAGATCGTAAGATGGCTGAGAGCCTTTCTCAGATGGTTATTCTTGCAGAAATGGACAATATGCTTGGGCAGTGTTCCGAAGCTAAAGAGGCACTAAAGAAATTTGCGTTGTAAGAGGATATCGTGTATAATAAACCTATGAAACCTAAAAACCTTGTTGCAAAGGATTTAAGGACTCCCAAGTACCGCATGCGTGTGGTGGAGTCCAAGGTTCATTACACACGTAAACTTAAGCATAAAGGAAATGCAAATGAAGTATCCGCATAAGCTGGTTGTTGAAGAAATCCCTGTACCTGCAGGATATATCCGAACTATGATTGAATCCGATATGGTGAGTTATAAAACAACCAAAGAGTTTTATGCAACACCAGAAGAATTTCTCACCTTCTGGCAACCGTTAGTCGAACATTATGAAAGAGTGAAAAATGCAAACAGTATTCAAAACTGATAAAGAATTCGAAGAATTTAAAACTTGGACACTAGGACTACTTCATGATCGAAACGCAAAAGATTTGCGCATTACTTTTACCAAGAGAGATGGTACTGAGCGAGAAATGCAATGCACCCTCGTCGAAGAAGCCATCCCTCAAGAAAAACAACCTAAGACCCAAAGCGAAGGTAGCCCGAATACTGGATCCGCAGTACGGGTCTTTGATGTTGAAAAGCAAGAGTGGAGATCATTCCGCTGGGATTCTGTAACTAAAGTGAGTTTTGACCTATGAAATACCTTATTATCGCCGTGATCGTTATCGCAATCGTTGTTCTTATGCCATTTGCTACCATTTGGTCTATTAACACGCTGTTCGGTCTTACTATCCCCTTCACCCTTGATACATGGCTTGCATCGCTGATTCTTGGTGGTGTTGTTGGTGGTACAACTGGTCTTTCATTTAAGAAATGAATCTAGACTGTCCCTAGCATAATTACAGGTTGTAGGAAAAAATAACCCTACAACCTGTAAGGTATTACGTTAGGGGGCTTGACTTTTTGCCAACTTAGGGTATAATAGATACATATTAAGGAGGCTAAGAACCTATGGCTACAGCAACGAAACGTGCAAAAGCGCACGCAACTCTACGTAAAACTGTCGATGAACCGATGTTGAATCAAGAGAACTATAATGTTTCTCTGACCAGCGCACTGGTTTGGTATCGTGATAATGTAGACGAAAAGAAGATTCGTAAATTTGCGATCGAATACTTCGCAAAACTTGGCAAGAAAAAAGAAGTCATTGCCATCAATAAAGCAAACGACTATGATGTTCGCCAACTTGGCGTCCTGTGTCGTCTTGTATCAAATGAAAACGTGCTCAGTGATGAACACATGAAGACCATTGATAACTTGGTCAATCATATCATCCGCAAAGAAGCATTACCCCAAAAGATTAAAGAAGATAAGACAGTTGTTGTTCCAGTGGCAACTGTGTCCATCCAAGACCGCATGGACGAAAAGGCTCATGACTTGGCTGGAGAGATCGAAGGTGCAATTGATGACTTTGTCACCAACAAAACATCGTTCTCTGCAAAGAACTATCTTGCGGCTAATCAAGTTGCAGCACCCATCGCAAAACGTATTGGTGACATTTTCGCAAAACGCATTCCAGAAATCAAGGAAGCGATCGAAGGCGACGATGACCAACTCGTGGAAGGTTACTCACACTTCAACAAGCGTGAATTGAAGAAGTTCTTGGCATTCTTGGAAGAGATCGTCTCTGACTGCCAGCAACAAGTGCAAAATGCCAAAGCTAGTCGTGCTCCCCGCAAACGCAAAGCAACATCTCCTACCAAGGTAGTGGCTAAGATGAAGTATATGAAAGAGTTTGCAGAACTCAAACTCAAGTCATGCAAGCCAGAAGACATTTTGACTGCCACTGAACTGTGGGTGTATAATACTAAGTACCGTAAAGTAACTTTGTACAAAACTGATGGTGGAACTCTATCTGTTAAAGGTACAACAATCCTTGGCTTTGATATCAAAGAGTCCAAGACAATGACGCTTCGTAAGCCAGAAGAATTCTTCAAGGGACTTGCTATGGGTAAACGTGCTCTGAATGGTGCGTTTAAGAAATTGACAACCAAACCTTCTGCTCCAAATGGGCGAGTTAATGAAGAGTGTATTTTGCTTGGAGCATTTTGATGATTTTAGTTGATTATTCTCAGGTAGCCTTGTCTGCCATCCTTACCTTTCAGCGTGAGTTAAAGGGTACTGAAAGTGAAGTGAAGAATCTTATTCGTCACGTAACCCTTTCTACACTCAAGTCTTACAAGAAAAAGTACGGTAAAGAGTATGGAGAACTTGTAGTTGCTTGTGATGGACGCAAGTACTGGCGCAAAGAAATCTTCGAACACTACAAAGCTAGTCGTAAGAAAATGCGTGAGGCTTCTGACCTCGACTGGAAACTAATCTTTGACACACTGTCTGAGATGCGTGATGACATCTCCAAACATTTTCCTTATCGAGTAATTCACATTGAACGTGCTGAAGCTGATGATGTCATTGCAGCTATGACCATTTGGTGTCAGACCAATCAATTGAAACAACAAGGATTGATGGAAGAACCGCAGCCTATCCTTATTCTTTCGTCAGACAAAGACTTTAAACAGCTACAATTGCCTCCATTCTCTACTGGGAATGTTCGACAGTGGTCACCCATGCAGAAGAAGTTTGTGACTGCCAGCAAGCAGGAGATTATTGACTTCACCGTCGAGCATATCGTCAAAGGTGATACTGGTGACGGTATCCCTAACATTTTGTCTGCTGACGATGTGTTTGTTCGAGGCGAACGACAGAAACCTGTTAGTGCAAAACGTCTTGAAGAATTTATGAAGCTGGGTAAGGCTGCTTGCCGTAGTGATGATGAACGAAGAAACTGGGATCGCAATGCTCGTCTGGTAGCATTCGATAATATTCCAACTGATGTTTGTAACCAGATCTGGGATTCATACCTAAATACTAAACCCACAGGTGATAAGATGTCGATTATGAATTACTTGATCGAACATCGTTGCCGTTTACTCTTAGATGAGATTGAGGAATTTTGATGAGAAAATATGTAACACAGGTTTTTGAGGATATCAACTCAAATCCCAAATCGATAGAACAGTATGCAAAAGACCCATTGTATAATGTATTGATCAAAACTATTTGCGAACATGCTTTTGATCCAGCCAAGAAATGGGCTTTGCCAGAAGGCGAGCCACCATTTAAACCTGCTGCTGAACCAATGGGTATGACTCCAACGAATCTATATGGTGAACTGCGCAGGATGTATGTCTTCACTCGTGCGGATCTCAAGCCAGTGAAACGTGAACAACTATTCATCTCACTCCTAGAAGGCGTGCACCCAGATGAAGCTAAACTGTTATGTGCAATCAAAGATCAAACCTTGAGTAAACTTTATCCAAAGATTACTCGCAAGTTGGTAACTGACGCTGGCATTCTCCCACCTGTTGAGAAGAAAGCCAAAGAAAGTGGAACACCTTAAAGACGAAGACAGAGATTTCCTTCTTTTCCTTTTAAGTTTGGAAGAAGATGAGTTTAAGATGATGTTAGACTCAATGACTGAACAAGATGCCATGCGTGTTATGGTTATGATCCAGCAAGCTAAAGATGAAATCTTTGATCAATGGATAGAAGAGAATGGCACACCACATGCTGATGAAGTGTTGGATAAAATTAAATGAAACAAAAGTGGGTTGATGCATTTATGGATACTGCGACAAGATTCGCAGATTTGTCCAGTGCTGTTAGATTGAAAGTTGGTGCAGTTGTTGTTAAAGACAATCGTATCATAAGCATCGGTTACAACGGAACTCCTGCTGGTTGGGACAACACCTGCGAAGAAAAGATCTACTGTGAAGATGGTGATTGGTCTGAACAATTACTACCGAAAGACGCAAACCAGTGGATGAATTATAAACTCAAAACAAAACCAGAAGTTATCCATGCTGAAGCTAATGCGATCTCTAAGTTGGCAAGATCCGCTGAGTCTGGTTTGGGTAGTGACATTTTTATCACTCACGCCCCTTGTGTTGATTGTGCCAAACTAATCTACGGTGCAGGAATCAAAAAAGTATACTACCGACAATCGTATCGTAATGATGACGGATTGGAATTTTTAACCAAGTGCGGTATTGAGGCTAATAAGGTGAATTAAACGTGCTGCTTTATAAAAAATTCCATATTGATAAAGATATATTGTCTGCTATACAAAACGAGGTTGTCGATCACATAGATCAATACTTGATTATTGTTGATAAAGGTAAAACCTTATTTGTTCCTTGCGACACAAATAAGATGAAACAGTCATTTCCAGCATTATCAACATATCTAAAATCAAGAAATCTTTTTGCCCGTTGGGCAAGAACTGGATTTGTAAACCTTCCACCAAACACTGCTCTATTTGCACATATTGATAATCCATATATTTCTGGCAGAAAATGGACTATTAATATACCAATAAAAAATTGTGAAAATAGCCACACAATTTTTTATAAAACATCTCAAACTATTCTTGATAAAAAAAGAAACAACAATGTTCATGGAAACTTGGTTCAAAAGATTGATTTTTATCCAGAAGAAATAACTGAAATTGATAGAGTTAAAACTGATAGTCCTTATTATTGTAATGTTAGCCAGATTCATGGTGCAACAAACCCGACAAACTCTAATAGGTTATTGTTATCATTAAGGTTCGAACCCGATATAGAAGATATTGTTTATGATTAGTAGAAAAGAATTGTGGTCTACCCCAGTATGGGAATATCAAACTGGGTTTGATGAAAAATTCAACGAAGATCTATTGCGTGAAATCAATGCACTTTCCAATATGCGTAATACATTCCAGAACAATATCTGGGATTATGCAAATATTAGAAATCCCACTATCACTAAGCTACGTGAAACCTTCTTAGAACTTGTGTCACACACAAGAGAATTTTTTCCACCAAACTTTACATTCAATCCCCAATTTTCTCGTGCTTGGGTCAGTAGACAAGACCCATTCACGACCATGGTGGTACTCTAATTTCTTGCGTTTACTACATTAGTGCACCACAAAATGCAGGTGATCTGCTTTTAATAGATCCCCGTGGTGGTGTGAACTGGGGTTGGTTGTCTGACGGTGGTATATCTGGTATCAAGTATCAGCGTATTAAACCAGAGGTTGGTAAGATGGTTATGTTTCCAGCATATGTACTACACTCAGTTGAGGTGAATCGTTCTACTGAGACTCGTATCAGTTTAGCCACTAATATCTTTAATCCACCGAAGACTAAATAAGTTTATGGCATACTCAGATAAAGTCGTTGATCACTACGAAAACCCACGGAATGTTGGCTCATTCGCCAAAGACGAGGAAGGCATCGGCACAGGTATGGTCGGAGCACCAGCTTGTGGCGACGTAATGAAATTACAAATTAAGGTAGATGAAAATGGTATTATTAGAGATGCTCGTTTCAAGACATATGGATGTGGTTCAGCAATCGCAAGTTCGTCGCTGGTCACTGAAATGGTTAAAGGAATGCATGTGGATGCTGCTAGTGAGATTCGCAATAGCCAGATCGCTGAAGAACTAGCACTACCACCAGTAAAGATTCATTGTTCAATTCTAGCAGAAGATGCAATTAAGGCAGCTGTAAATGATTACCATAACCGATACAGCAAGACAGAAAATAAAGAAGCTACTTGAAAAGCGTGGTGGAGCAGGTATTCGGTTAGGTGTTAAAACAACTGGGTGTAGTGGATTAGCCTATACCTTGGAATATGTTGATGAATACAAAGCAGAAATTGGTGTTACCAATTTCGCACAACCAGACTTCGTAGTACTCGCAGATGCCAAGTCATTAGCATACCTAGATGGTATGACAGTTGATTGGATCCGTGAGGGGTTGAACGAAGGTTTTAACTTTAGTAATCCAAACGAACGAGATCGTTGTGGGTGTGGCGAAAGTTTTAGAGTATAGGAGATAAAGATGAATATTGAAAATAAAGTGAAAGAGATTATTGCATATGAACTTGGTGTTGATGCGTCAACGATTACACTAGATTCTAGAATTAAAGAAGATCTTGGATCAGACTCACTGACCATGGTAGAGATTGTTATCTCAATCGAAGATGCGTTTAAGTTTGAGATTCCAGACGAAGAAGCTGAGAACATTATCACTGTTGGTGATGCTGTTGAAGCAATCAAAGCAAAACTAAAATGATTACTGTAACAGAAAACGCAATCGCTAAGATCGAAGATCTTCTCGGTGAGAATGGAGAGCCATTTATTCGTGTCTCTGTTCAAGGCGGCGGTTGCTCAGGTTTCTCTTATGCGTTCAACTTCGATGATACTAAAGCTGAAGACGACTTCGACTTTGGTAAGGTTCTTGTTGACTCAATGAGTATGCAATACTTACAAGGTTCGACCATCGACTACATTGAAGATCTGATGGGTGCTTCGTTCAAGGTTGCAAACCCTAACGCTGAGACTACCTGTGGTTGTGGAAGCTCGTTCTCTGTATAAAATATATTTTAAAAAACTTGACTTTTTCCCACTTTTGAGCCATAATTCCTTATAAATAGATTACTAGCTGCAGGAAAGACCCTACTGATTGTAAGGTTACTGCAGAAAGTACTTGACGAAAACAACCTTTTAGGACATAATTCTTTCTACTATGAAAAACGTTTGTATATCCAGAATGCATAAGCAGCAACTACCGTTAGTAAATAACGGCTGGACAAGCACACGCCCATCATTTGCGATTGAATATGATACTGGGGGTTTTGGCAAGTAAGACTTAGAATACCATCAAGGTTACTTACCAAAACCCTCTGAGACGAAAGTCCAGAGGGTTTTTTGTTTTATACTCTACAATCTTGTGGGGTTATTTTTGAAGGTGTTGACTTTTCCCACGAATGTGGTAGAATTCATCTCCTTGTTGATCGAAAGATCTACTGAAAAAGAAGTTAGCAGAAAGTTGTTGACCTCTAAAGTTAGTTGATGTATAATTAACTACCTTGTTCTTTAAAAATTTGCGTACCATTTTTAATGAGTCACTGGCGAAGGTTCGCTGGTAGCTAGTGACTCTTTTGTTCCCGAGTAGTGTAGTGGTAACACACCAGACTTTGACTCTGTTATTGTAGGTTCGATTCCTACCTCGGGTGCCAAACAAAAGCACATTATGTAACCTGAAGTGCGGTCACAGGACATCGAAAGGTGTGGTAGCCGTGATAGTGTGCCTTTGTTTGGTAACAATGTTCAAAGGAGAACGACAATGAAACGTGCTAAACGTTAGTGTCGCTCAGATCCCCCGTATGGTCTGAGTTGGCACGTAAAATCAAAACAATACGTACAACCACTCGTGGCGTTAATGGTAGCGTACATGACTCTTAATCATCGAGGTCTGAGTTCGAATCTCAGCGAGTGGACCATATGGGGGTATAACTTAACGGCTAAAGTAGCTGGCTTTTAACCAGTTAATCAGAGTTCGATTCTCTGTGCCCCTACCATATGCAAACACATTAGAGATAAGCAGGAACTTGTGGCCACGAGGTCGCCTCGTCTAGTGTGTTTACATATGGTTTATGGAGTTGTTAGTTTAGTGGTAAAACCACGGGTTGTGATTCCGTTATCACGAGTTCGATTCTCGTACGACTCCCCAAATTATGCCGATGTAGCTCAGTTGGTAGAGCAGCGGATTGAAAATCCGTGTGTCAGTGGTTCGATCCCGCTCTTCGGCACCAAAATTATACCCATGTAGCTCAATGGTAGAGCAATCGGCTGATAACCGATAGACTTTAGGTTCGATTCCTATCGTGGGTACCAAATTGTATCTCGCTGGTGTAATGGCAGCATGTCAGTCTCCAAAACTGTTGGTCGGGGTTCGAGTCCCTGGCGGGATGCCAAATATGGTGATGTAGCATAATGGTAGTGCACCTCCTTCATACGGAGCAAAGTGGTAGTTCGACTCTACTCATCACCACCAAGTTTTAGGATTCTTTCAGCAACTTTAAAATTCAAACTTATATCTTGAAAAGAAAGCGAATCCTGTTGTTTTATGTCGCATTAGACTTCTGGTGAGGTCATCACCCTTTCAAGGTGACCAGACGGGTTCGAAACCCGTATGCGACTCCAATTATCTCTGTGTAGCGTAGTGGTAGCGTTCGTGTTTTGGGGACATGAGGCGAAGGTTCGATTCCTTCTACGGAGACCAAGTTTTATGGGGGCAGTGCTGGGGCACGGCAGTGGCTTGCAACTTCTGCGACTAGATGGATTCGATTTCCACGGCTTCCACCAATTTTATTCCGAGAAACCCAAGCAAGGTGCAGGGGCTTGACTGTTAATCAATGGTTAGATGAGTTCGATTCTCATACTCGGAGCCAATTTTATACCGTAGAGTTCACCTGATGGTGATAACCGACTGTCTATCGGAGTGTGGCGGGTTTGATTCCCGTCTACGGTGCCAATGCCTCGCCTTGACTTATGGCGTATAATAGGAAAAGTAGTAAGTCATCTTAATGAAGTGTATTGCGTGACGCCACAGTCGTAAGAGCCAGCTGGAACGAGAAGACAAAAAGCCTAAGCATGCAGATGGGCTCGCATGGCGCAGTATATTTCATTAAGATTTTGGAGACATGATGTAATGGTAGCATAGCATAGCAAAAAGTCAATTCTGTCTGTAGAATTGTTTCCGCAATACTAAAGCTCTAACTCTGTAAAAGTTCTTGTACGTGGTTCGATTCCCGTTGTCTCCACCAGTTTTAGGAAGGGTTCAGCAAATAAAAAAGCTAAACTTTTTGGTTGTCTAGCGACAAAAACCTTCCTGTTGTATTTTATGCGCCCTTAGTAAAATGAATATTACACAACGCTACGAACGTTGAAGTGGGAGTTTGATTCTCTCAGGGCGTACCAAGTTATGGATGTGATAGAACAATGGCGTTCTAGTGGGCTGTAACCCCATGGTCTTTCGAGATAGGTAGGTTCGATCCCTACCACATCCACCAAGTTTTAGGTTAGGTTCTGCAAAAATAAAATTAGCTGGTTCGATTCCAGCATTACCAACCAGCCGAAAGGCATTCTGGTGATGTGCCACGGTGGCAATCAAACTAACCTGTTGTTTAATGGAAGTGTGTCCGAGTGGTTTAAGGAACTAGTCTAGAAAACTAGCGAGTCAGCAATGGCTCCGTGAGTTCGAATCTCACCGCTTCCACCAAATATGTCTCGTCATTCGTGTGAAGAAAGCACGTATCATTAGGAAGACTAGATTTAACGTATCTAGTATATTGTCGGTGAAAGTCCGATCGGGATAGACAATTTATGGAGAGTAATGCAGGTGCGTTGGTGCGCCGACCAGCCTTGAAAACTGGGTTCTCAGAAATGGGATGGGGTTCGACTCCTCTGCTCTCCGCCAGAATTTAGAGATAGACGATGAGATGAGTCCCTTGTGCGCTAGTGCCCTATTCTTGAGCATGACACACCAGTAGCAACACAAGGTAGTTTAAACTCTCTCAATCGAGACAACTCCGACGAGTCCTTGAGAAAGATAGTTGGAACTCTCTAAACCCTTTTAGGTTAGTTACAGCAAACAAAACGCATGGCGATGGTCGCCAATTTGACTTCTAATCAAACCGTGTGGGTTCAATTCCCACTGCAAACAAACTAGCCTGTTGATTATTTTTTTATGGAGAAACATATGCCAAGCGTATTCTTAACAAGTGACACACACTTTGGTCACGCTGGTGTGTGTAAGTTCTTGCGTGATGATGGTTCTAAATTGAGACCATGGGACAATCCAGAAGAAATGGACGAAGCCATGATCAAGATGTGGAACGAAACTGTAAAGCCAACTGACAAGGTCTACCACTTAGGTGATGTGGTGATCAACCGTAAGGCTTTATCTACTTTACATCGTTTGAACGGTGATAAGGTTTTGATTAAAGGTAACCACGATATCTTTAGGTTGGAAGACTACACTCCGTTCTTCCGAGATATCCGCAGTTACCATGTGATGAATGGAGTGTTGTTAAGTCACATTCCTGTTCATCCTCAACAATTGTATCGTTTTGGTTGTAACATCCATGGACACTTGCACAGCAATCGTGTTATGGTCACTGACAAGTATGGTGTTACTACAGTTGACCCACAGTACTACTCTGTATGCGTCGAGCAAACAGACTTCAGACCCATCTTGTTTGAGGACGTCTTGAAGAAGATTCAAGAGCAAGGTGGTACTGTGGGATTCAAGAACGGTAATCGTTAATAGAGAGTTGGGTGAGTGGTTAAGCCAGCGGTTTGCTAAACCGTCGTTCAGAAATGGGCGCAAGGGTTCGAATCCCTTACTCTCTGCCAGTGTTGTGTCGACGACTAATCTCGGTGCTTCCGTTCTCCCGAGTTAAAATAGCTGATTGTGGTTCTCCCCTGACGAGATAAAACAATCAGCAAGACGGAGCCATGCTCCCATAGTTTAATGGTAAAACACCTGCTTTATACGCAGTTCCGTCGCCAGATTAGCGAGCGATCTAGGTTCGAATCCTAGTGGGAGTACCAGTTTTTGCGCATGTGACGGAATTGGTATACGTGCTTGACTCAAAATCAAGATTCTGAGAGTTCGAGTCTCTCCTTGCGCACCAGATTTGGCTGATAGCTTAATGGTAAAGCAGCCGACTCATAATCGGTTGAGTCTGAGTTCAATTCTCAGTCAGCCAACCATTGACTTGTAATGATTTTTGTTGTATAATAAAGGTTCTGCGGGTATGGTGAAATTGGTAAACATAGCAGACTTAAAATCTGCCGCTTCGGCTTGTCGGTTCGAGTCCGACTACCCGCACCAAGATTTCTCGCTTTCGTATAACGGATAATACAGTAGGCTTCTACCCTACGAATGTGGGTTCGATTCCTGCAGGCGAGACCAGAGTTATGTAGGTGGAACCAGTTGGACAGGTACTGGATTGCAAACCCATGGAAGCAGGTTCGATTCCTGTCACCTACTCCAAAATACTTGTTGACTAGCAAGTATAGTTAGTGTATAATTTAGGTTCTGTTCTGAAATCCTCTCTAAGTCGTTACGTGAAGTCGGATGCATGAGGTCTTAGATAGGTTGGCAGTCATCCAAAAAACTGCCATTTTACTCGGTTCGTCTATCGGTTAGGACATCAGGTTTTCAACCTGAGAAGACGAGTTCGACTCTCGTACCGAGTACCAATTGTTAGTGTTGTTATGGAAAATTCCTGTGATCGCAGGATAGTGAATCTCTGAGTGGTTACATGATCGAATACTTGTAATCAGGAGTTGATCGGAAAGCGAATATCCTTTGGACGCATTGGAGATAAGCTGAAGCGTTAAAAACAAACGACAGTACGGTGAAGGCTGTCTATAACGTAGCAACACTAACAATTGGTAAAAAGTTTATACACATGACAATTTGTTGTCAGATGTTACGAAAACCGACTTCCGCAAGAAGTGGTGAGGTTATCTCCGCAAGTGAGGCTAAACTAGCAACAACCAAGTAGTGACTATCCCTGACGTACCGAAACCGTGCAGCTGCTTTAATTACGGTGAATGGTATCTATAACATTGGTGATACAAATAAGTTGTCAGTTGTATAAATTTTGGAGGCATTGTAGATATGGCGTGTTCTGCAGCGGACTGTAAATCCGTTCCCTCGTGGTAAACAATGCTGGTTCGACTCCAGCTGCCTCCACCAAAATTTGGCTCGTTCGTATAATGGTCATTACTTCGGATTGTCTATCCGATTATGGGAGTTCGATTCTCCCACGAGTCGCCAGTTTTAGGATTCTTTCAGCAATATATAATTTCACTGTTAATGAAAAGAAAGCGAATCCTGTTGTTTTTATGCCTCGTTAACTCAGCGGTATGAGTAGCTCCCTTACAAGGAGAAGGTCGGCGGTTCGATCCCGTCACGAGGTACCAGTTATAGCGGGTAGGGTGGTCACCACTGCAGTCTCATAAGCTCGCAGCATCGGAGGTTCGAATCCTCCACCCGCATCCAGTTTTAGGTTAGGTTCAGCAATCAAAAGCATTCAACTTGTAATTGAAACCGCAAAAACTAACCTGTTGTTTTTTGCCCTACTCGTATAATGGTATTACGTCGGTTTTGTAATCCGAATACGGCAGTTCGATTCTGTCGTGGGGCACCAAGATTTTTCGGAGTATCGGAGTTTGAAGTTTGAGAAATACTAAATAATAGTATGAATACAAACTCTCTATCGAATCTCCAAAAAGCAAACCAGACTAAAATAGCCTGTGTTCACTGTAGTAAGTCAATTACCTGTGGTAATATCAAACGGCACGAAAATGCTTGTGATAAAAACCCAGTTAATTTAAAAGAATGTCCAGTGTGTGGAACGATGCATTCTAAGAAAGGTGTTACCTGTTCTTATTCGTGTTCGAACACATACTTTAGAAGTGGGACTAATAATCCCAATTGGAAAGATGATACGTATCAGACAACGTGCTGGCACTATCATGGTAAGAAATGTGTTGTGTGTGGAGAAGAGAAGATTGTTGAGGTGCATCACTATAATGAGGTGCATGCTGATAATCGACCAGAAAATCTAGTCCCTCTTTGTCCGACACATCATCAGTATGTTCACAGCAAATATCGTGATGTTGTTCAACCGATAATTGATGAGTATGTAAAGAATTATCTCTCTATGGCGTAATCAGGTAGCGTCCATGCTTTGGGAGCATGTGGTGGGGGTTCAAATCCCTCTAGGGAGACCATAGATAAGTAGTATTATGCGGATGTGATGGAATTGGTATACGTGTTGGTCTTAGAAGCCAAATTTTGTGAGTTCGAGTCTCACCATCCGCACCATTTTTATTCCCTAGTAGCACAGCGGTAGTTGCACTTGACTGTTAATCAAGGTGTCCGTGGTTCGATCCCACGCTGGGGAGCCAAATTTTAGAGGAAGCCATGAAAGGTAATAGCAAACGTCAGAGAGTTGTCAAGAAAACTTCTCAGAATGGAAGTAAGTCTAGCACTCTTAATAAAGCGAGAAAGACTCGCAAGAAGAGTAGAGGTCAAGGACGATGAGTGACGGTGGTAAAGGTTCTGCTCCACGACCATTCAGTGTTCCCAAGGAAGAATTTAATAATAATTGGGAAGCCATCTTTGGCAAGAAACCTTCTGGTGGTATGACAACAGAAGATGCAGAAAAGTTAGGTTCTGCACAGAAAGAAAATTCGGGGGATTAGTCTAATTGGGAAAACACTAGCCTTGCACGCTTGAGTCAGCGGTTCGATTCCGCTATCCTCCACCAAGCCCACATAGCTCATTTGGTAGAGCAACGCACTAGTAATGCGTAGGTGGTCAGTTCGAATCCGACTGTGGGCACCAAATTATGCGGGTAAGCTCGAGGTGAGACGCCAGCCTTCCAAGCTGCGCTGAGTGGAGTTCGATTCTCCCTACCCGCTCCAGTTTTGTAACAAAGAAAGCGAAGGTGTATTATGAAGCGTATTGACATCGACGAAGTAAAGGCTTTCATCGAGGCTCAATCTCCAGAAACAAAAATCTACATCGGTGGAGATTCTGAAAGATTCCCGATTGGTAACGAATGGTACGCAGATTACACCCTTGCAATTGTTGTTCACATTGACGGTAAACACGGTTGTAAGATTTTCGGAGAAGTTCAACGTGAACGTGACTGGGATCAAAAGAAGAACAGACCACGTATGCGTTTAATGAACGAAGTATACAAGATTGCTGAATTATATCAAAAGCTACACGATGTGTTGGAAGACAGAGATGTCGAAATCCACTTAGACATCAACCCTAACGAAAAGTATGGGTCTAGCTGTGTTATTCAAGAAGCAACTGGATACATTCGTGGTATGTGTAACGTAGTGCCTATGGTTAAGCCACAAGCATTTGCTGCATCTTACTGCGCAGACAGATTGAAACATATTATGGCAAACAGAAAAGTTGCTTGATAAAATAATTTAAAATTTTTTGTATTAAATCCCTGGAATTTCGGTTCCAGGGATTTTTTTTGTCTAAATAATATTAGGTTCGCACAGACGAGCCATTCCCAATAATAATAATAACAAAGAGGAACTCACTTATGCGCAAGCGTGTCAAAACAATCACAGAACATACCCATGAATATGGGACAATCTCCATCGAACATTCGTTGTTAGACAAACTTCTAGGTTATGCTAGCCTAGATGAAATGACAACTGATCACATCGACCTAATTCTTGATAGAACTATTAAGATTAGCGAAGAAATCGACGGAGAGTCATTAACTACTGCAGATCACATCGTACCTATCACAGAAGGTACACCAGCAGCAGCTGACGCTGTTGTTACTGCAGCAGCAAGATAATCTAAAGAATTTTGGGTAAAACCAGATCGCTGGTGAGGGCGTAACTCACTTTGAAATTTCAATAACAACAATAAAAAAGGAAATTAAAATGGCAGAAATTCTACAACCAAGTGGTATGATCATGAGCGGTGCAAAAATGATTGAATTGGAAAAGATCAAAGAATCTAGACCTAAAGTCAAAGATATGTGGTGTGAAGAACAACAGCACGATATTAATCGAATGTTTCAACTAATTGAAGATCTTATAGAATCTGCAGTTTGTTCAAACACCTCGCCAATGGCATATCAACAATTACAAAACACAAAAGAATATTTTCTTCAAGAATTTGTACAAACATCGCTTAAATACAGATTAATCGACAAAGATTATTTACGCTAAATAGAATACCAGCTAGACTGGGATCATGCAGAAATGCATTTCGAGCAGTGGAGACACTGCTCTTTTTTTCCTAAAATTTCTTGAAATAAGTGTTGACTTGCAAGAAGTTTTGATGTAGAATTATGTCTTAGTTGGGATGAATTCAGCAGTATAAACAATACTGACTTAAGAGTAGCCCACTACAGGAGAAAACATCGTAAGGTGTCAATTTTGTGGGCTAGGTTGGTAAAGACTATTGCATGCTCTTATGCCTTGTGACCCCTATTAGGAGTCAGATAGTTACGCCCGAATGCGTACCTAGTGCCTGTTACACAGGATAAGCCGATGAGAATTCGGATGATTTTTCGTGGGGTATCTGCCCGAAAGGGAGCACGATGTTTTCAAGTAAAACTACTCGATTAGCCCGATCATCCCGTTGACTTGCAATTATATTTGATGTATAATTGCTCTCTTGTTAGGATAGGTTCAGCAAACAATTTATTTGGTGGCTCCATGCCACCACTTAGAACTGAAAGAACTGTGATAATCACTGGAGCCTGTATGGGCTTTGAAGGTGGTTATCGTGTGACGGTTCTCTCAAGGTGAGTTTCGATTTCTCACTGGAAACAAAAAGAAGGAAACTATCCTGTTGTTTTGATTTAGGCTTTTATTGCCTGTTATTTGTAAAGGAGTGTCATATGAACACTTTTGTTTCTGCGGTTCAAAATCAATCCACTCGTACTACTAATGGTATGGTGGCTCGCAAGTCTACTGCATCTGCATGCGTAGACCTGTTTTTCAAAATCGGTGCTTCACGTGGTAAAGACATCACTAAGGACTTTGTTGCTGCTTACGTAGAAAACAAAGACATCGCATTGCGTATCGCCCAATGGGTTCGTGATGCTCGTGGTGGCGCTGGCGAACGTGAATTGTTCCGTCAAATTCTTGCTTACTTGGATAAGCATGACCCAGATGCAGCTGCACAGCTGTTGATGAAGGTTCCAGAGATCGGTCGTTGGGATGACATCTTTGTCGTGAAGAACGACAAGCTGAAGTCCAAGGCATTCACTATGCTGGGCGATGCCCTGCGTGCAAAGAATGGTCTGGCTGCTAAGTGGACTCCACGTAAGGGTGAGTTGGCTGTTGAAATCCGTAATTTCTTCGGCATGTCTCCAAAGTTTTATCGTAAGTCTCTTGTTGAATTGACTAAGGTCGTTGAACAAGAAATGTGCGCTAAGAACTGGGACGAAATCAACTTCTCTCACGTACCTTCTGTGGCACATGCTCGTTACAAGAAGGCATTCTTCCGTAACACTCAAGAGTACGCAAAGTACGTTGCAGAGTTGGTCAAGGATCCTAAGGATCGCACTATGAACGTGAAGATCAACGCTGGTGCTGTGTACCCATATGATGTGTTGAAGGGTGTTATCGGTGCTTATAACAACAAGTACAACTCTACTGAGTTGGGTGCGTTGCAAGCACAATGGGATGCACTGGAAAACTTCATCGGTGACGCTAACGTGTTGCCGTTGGTTGACGTTTCTGGTTCTATGACTTGCCCAGCAGGTCGTGGTTCTGCAAGCAAGACTACTTGCTTGGACGTTGCAGTTTCTCTTGGTCTGTACTGTGCAGACAAGAACACTGGAAAGTTCAAGGATACATTCCTGACTTTCTCTGGTTCTCCAGAACTGTTGCACCTAAAGGGTAACATCGTTCAGAAGGTTAAGCAAATGGTTGACTCTAACTGGGGTATGAATACTGACTTGATCAAGGCGATGGAAAAAATCCTTCGTGTTGCCAAGGAAGGTAACGTACCACAAGAAGAAATGCCAGAAGTTCTTCTGATCATGTCAGACATGCAGTTTGATGCTTGCGCTCGTTTCGATGACTCAGCAATGAAGATGATCGAACGCAAGTTCACTGACGCTGGATACGATCTGCCAAAGATCGTGTTCTGGAACTTGAATTCGCACGACAACGTGCCAGTCAAGTATGACACTCGTGGCGTAGCCCTTGTGTCTGGTTTCTCGCCAGCCATCATGGTATCCGTACTTGGTGGCGACACTGATAACTTCACCCCAGAAGCTATCATGTTGAAGGTGGTTATGTCTGATCGTTACGCTCTAGCGTAAAACCCTAGTCGCTTGGGGACGGGCGCATTGACTGGTGTGCGTAATCACCAGTCACTATAATTAAGTGTGTTTCTGTCTTTTGCGGGGTTTCAGGTTCCTCGAAAAGTTGTGCCAGAACGAGATAGCACTGCAGAGCGAGGCTCGTGGTAACACAATAATACTTACAGACGACATTGACAATCGTTTGGGAATGCACTTAATTATGGTATAAATAGAATTATGCGGGTATAGCTCAGTTGGTAGAGCACTTCCTTGCCAAGGAAGATGTCGAGAGTTCGAGTCTCTTTGCCCGCTCCATTATTTCTTCCTGTATAAATAGAATTATTATACAAATATAGGATAAATCATGGTCACACACCGTAGCCACTTCTTCAAGGTTCAAATCCCACAGATATTAATGGGGTTCACAGCGCTTGCAGTCTTATTTTCTACACAGCAGTGGTACTGGCTATTCGCCACATTCTTATTCTGGTTTCTTTCCTATGTCGTAGGCGAAGGAATCTTTCTTCACCGCCACTTCTCTCACAAAGCGTTTGAGTGTAAACCTATTCTTGGTAAGATCTTTTCTTACTTTGCACTGCTAGGCGGTTTCGGTGGACCAATCGGTTATCGTGCAACTCACATCGGATTACATCACGCACACTCTGATAAAGAGGGTGATAGCCACAGTCCAAAACACGGATTTTTACATGCGTGTTTCGGTTGGTATATGAAAGAACATAAGTTACCGCTAATGATCTGTAAAAGTTTACTTGCGCAACGTTACTATGTTTGGCTTGAGCAAAATATCATAAAAATCTGGTGGGCTACCGCTATCGTTCTTGGATTGATTAATATCAAGCTGATGTTATTCACAATAGGTCTTGGTGGACTCATCTGTTTCTGTTTTGCTGCTGTAACAAACGCCTTTGCGCATACATACGGCACTCGCAGATTCAATACTGACGATAACAGCAGAAACATTGTTTGGATGAGTTGGATTACTTGGCAAGGTTCAAGTGTTCTTCAAAACAACCATCATGCAATTCCAGGTAGATTCCACGACAGCCATGCTTGGTATGAGTTGGATGTCGGTAAGTGGATTATTCCCTTGCTTGCCACTAAGATTAATGTTCGTTAATGTGGAAATATAGAGTTCTACTTCTATCTGGGTTTCTTGCGCTCGGTATAGGTATCTTTTATGCTGCGACTACTACCATCTGGTGGCTTGCAGCATCAATCGTTTATAACTTTGTAGTTGTTGCACATCTTGGTTTGAGTGTGGCAATGCATCGTTACTTCTCTCATCGTGCATTCCGTACAACTCCCATCAAACATAAGATTTTACTCGCACTGAGTATGATTCCTGGAGTTGGAAGTCCACTTACTTACGGAACAATGCATCGACACCACCACGTGCACTCTGACACAGAACTTGATACACATAGTCCAAAGCATGGATTTTTTCACAGTTGGATTCTATTTGGTGCATACAACCACAAATTTTATCAAGACAAACAAGTAAATAGAATTCCCAAAGACTTATATCGAGATAAAACTGTCAAGTGGATGCATGAACACTATTACAAGTTGTTTCTTTTGGTTGTTGTACTGACCAGTCTGATTGACTGGAGAATAACAATCTACTTTATCTTAATGCCTGTTGCATATAACATGCTTAACAGTTTTCACTTTACGTGGTCATCACATGTGCCATGGTGGTTTGGGAACTATCGTAACTTCGAAACAAAAGATGATAGTCAAAACAACAAGCTGGTTTCCTATATGATAGGAGAACTACATAACAACCACCATGCCAAACCAAGTTTGTACAATCAAGCCATCAAAGCAGACGAATTTGATACAGCTGCATGGTTGATTGACAAACTGTTTATCGAGAAAGATCCCGAACGACAGTACACGTGGTGACATAAATATCAGACGAAAATTAACATTCACTTTGGAAAATAGCATGGACTTATCACATCAAATCTACCGTTACCGAGTACTCTACTTCGCTGGCTGGGCTGCATTATTCTTTACATTTGGCTACTGTATCTACTACGAAATGTGGGGGACGCTGCTAGCAGCTTACGTCTGGTCTAGAATCTGTACATTCTTCGCCAATCAAATTTCGCTTCATCGTTACTTCACTCATCGTTCTTTTGAAACAACACCGTGGAAGCGTAGATTTTTACTGTATTTCTCTATTCTTGGTGGCGAAGGAAGCCCAATCGCATGGGCGACTCACCACAGACACCATCACAAATACACTGAAAAGCCAAACGATATCCACAGCCCATATGAGTCAGTAAGTCTCAGCTTGTTCCGTTGGCAAATTATGCCGAAAGACTGGTGGTTGCAGACCAAGGGTGTTAAAACAATTCCCAAAGACTTGCTGCGTGATAAAGAAATTCGTTTCGTTGATACACATTACTACAAAATCTGGGCAGCTTTGTGCGCTGTCACTGCGTTATTGTTTGGTTGGCAGTTCACTGTTTTCTTTGTATTGATGCCTGTGGGTATGGCAATGTTCAACAGCTTTGGTGTTAACTTTGTTTCTCACTGGAAATTTCCAGGAAGCTATCGAACATATGACACAGACGATAAAAGCTACAACAACAAGTGGTTGCATTACTATCTTGGTGGCGAGGGGTTGCACAACAATCACCATAAAGACATGACCAAATACGATCAAGCATTCAATCCTGGAGAGTTTGACTTAGCAGGATGGGTTGTTCGTAAGTTTTTTATTGAACCAGTTAAAATTTGACAGAGTTATTAAATTGATGTATACTACTTGATAGGTGGTAACAACAATGTATTATTTTCTAACCCTTAAGTGGAAGGGTGGTTTCACCCACATAGTCCCCTGCCGAAATTATAATTTGAAATCGCAAATACGGTTTTCTGAGTCACTACAATATGTAGAGAAAATCTCCTACAGAGAAGTGACTGAGAAAGAGTATAATGAGTATTACGCTGATGAAAAGGAGAACTCTAATGGACCAAGAAAGCAAAGAAAAGCACAGCAAGAGAATCCACCAAAAAGAAAGCTACGTAAAGAAGCAAGTAAAGATAGCAAAGCAAGTGCTGGGACTAAACGAAAAACAACCCCATCGGTTCGCAAAGCACAGCCCAGCAAACTGCGGGAATCCAAAGTGTCTGATGTGCGGAAACCCAAGAAAGACGTTAAAGGAACTAACGGTTCAGGAACAAAGACAACTACAAGAAGTAGAAGTACTAAGAGACAAACATAGTAATGGTTTAAAGGTAGAAAATGAAACTGGCAACACTGAGTCAATACGCCAAACATAAAGACGGCACATACGTATCCCTAGAAATGAGCGAGGAGTCTAGAAAACTTCTCGATCATTACGTGGAAATGAATCTTGGATTGACTGAACGAGTTGATCCATCTACATTCCACATTACTGTAATCTATTCTCGAACACCTGTTCCATCAGCAGAGAATTACTTACATATGAATACTACTCTTCCAGTCGAGGCAATGGTAACTGGTTATGAAATATTTCCTACAAATCACGATGGAAAATGTTTAGTGATGCGTGTTGCGTGTCCATATGCAACTAGATTAAATTCACAGTTAGCAAAAGAAGGCGCAACAAGCGATTATGATGAATACAAGTCTCATATCACTATTGCTTACAATATCCAGCAAGAAGTCGATCCACATACGCTACCAGTACCGCAATTTCAATTAGTATTTGATAAACTAAAAGTAGAACCACTAGACCCAGTGTTTACACCCCAAAATAAGTGATTGTCTTGCAAGATTCTTTAGTGTATAATATACCTAAAGGAGATTGTGATGAAGTGTTGTAATGATAACTGCAGGCAAGGCAGAGATTGCCCACATCGCACATCCATATTGGACAATCCCAAGTTCATTATGGTATGTGCGATTCTACTTGCGCCTTTCATAATTTTGTGGACGATTGTTCGTCATCCAATTATCTGTTATCGAGTTTTTAAGAATAAAGATATACTATGAATTACTTGTACGTTATGGTTGGTGTTCCTGCATCTGGTAAGTCCACTTGGATTAAGAACCAAGTGTGGGCTAAAGATATCCCAGTTGTATCCACCGACAGATTCGTCGAGGAATATGCCAAGGAACAAGGTAAAACTTACTCTGAAGTATTCCAAGAGTATATGCCTATCGCCGTTAAATTGATGGCGAACCAAGCACTGATCTGTCAGGCTAACAAGAAAGATATTATCTGGGATCAAACAAGCACCACTGTTGCAACTCGTGCGAAAAAGATTCGTATGTTGCCAGAGTACTACAAGATTGCAGTTGTTATGAAAACTCCACCAACATCTATGTTACAACAACGTCTTGCTTCTCGCCCAGGAAAAGATATCCCATGGGAAATTGTATCAAATATGGCTCAACAACTAGAAGCAGAGCCACCAACGCTTGAAGAGGGATTTAATGAAATCTGGTACGCACAATGAAGAATGTATAGTTTGTGGTCGTCCTGCTGTGTGGGTTCGTTCTACTCAGTTTGCTGGTGATCATCCTTTCTGTGAAGAACACGCCAAACAGGAAGATGGTTTTGGTGTCAATGACTCTTATGAGTATTGGTACAATATAGAAGACAAGGAGAAGTGATGTTTGTTGCGATTATGTTAATTGTACTGGCTCTGCTGGTTGGTTTATTTCTATGGACACTAACACAGTGTAATCCAGATGACGAACAAGATTGATTCAATTTACTTACACAAGGACGATCTGCAGACTATACTGCAATTCTTGGAGGCATTTCCAGATCGTAATGTAGTAGAAGTTACTAGCGATACATCCAGTGGTATTGGTGCGATTATTAAGGCTAGCATTATCGGTGCTACCGTCAATGGACATGTCGTTACTGTAACAAAAGATATTGTAGACGAGAGCAGCTGGTAATGTTCGACAAGGAACCAGACTTTAAATCATATGACTACCTAATCGGTGGAAAGATGGTGGTTGGTCGTGCCTCGATGGAGCATTCATTTGCAACGCAGATGAGAAGTGACATTGACTTTAAGATGGAAGTCAAAAAGAAACTCATTATGGATATGGCTCAGTACATGCTCGAGAATAACCTAGTAGAGTTTACTCAGTACGATGATCCAATCACCTTCATGAAACATATTGCAGTTCGAGCCTATCTTGCACCCAATGACCAAGTAAAGATCCTACGACTAGCCAATAAGATTGTATGAAGACGTTTGTTATTGCTGGCACCTACGCTCAGGGTATGGCTTGGGTTAGACAAAACATAAGTGATTATGTAACTACCCATGGTGGTTGGAGATCGCTTAGTGACTATATCATTGTTCAGAGTGTTACTAACCTAAAGGGTTATAGCAATCCGCATGGAGTGTTTGTTGGTACATGGCGTGAACGTAAGGACATTAGTGAAATCTTACACAACATACATTATCAATCTTCTCCATCTAATTTAAAGATAATAGAGTTGTTGAAGGAATTGGGATGAAATATTGGACAATTGCATTTCCAGGTGAATGCGGACAACATGTGGCTGAGACTTGGTCTGAAGAACAAATTCTAAAGAGTGCATGGTATCGTAACTGGGTGCTAAAGGTAGTTCAAGCAGATCGTGCATATCTGTTGGAAGATCCACAGACTGCAATTGACGATTGGATCGTAGTCCACTGGGCTGTAGAAACAGATCAATGGGGAAATAAAGATGTGGTTAGTAAAGAAGCCTGAGGTATCTGACGCCACCAAAATTGAACAGATGCCCTTGGAAGAGCTAATGTTGTATTTGGTGCGCTACGGTAGACCACGTGTTTCTTATCACGATGGTGGTTGGTACTGTACTGTGGAAATGAATACAAACACAAAGGGTACAAAGTTTGATGTGGCAAGTGAGTTCAATCAACCCACTCCATTGCATGCTGCTCGTATGTGTCACGAACGCATCATTGGAGCTATGAGAGCACTAAACGTATAAGAGAAGATAATGACAAACGAAGAAATGATTAAATTCTTGCAGGATCGAATCGAGCACCTAGATGCTATGCTCGAGAAATCTATGGAGATGAACCGTAAGCTAATGGAAAGAATCGGAGAACGCCCAATTACTCCGTTACCTTATCCACTACCAACTACACAACCAGTGTGGCCAACCATTAATCCACCAATCGCAATCAAAGACCACTGCTCAAAGTGTGGGCTAAAGATGGAAGGTGTAATGGGTTATGTATGTTCACAACCGCAGTGTCCAACTGGACTAGGAGGAGCATGGTGTGGAACCCCGTCTAACACTTGAAGCAGCCCAGCACTTAGCCGATCATATCGACGAAGAAGCCAGAATCCTACCGCAATGGATCGACAAGATAGACAGTGGTGGATACCAAGAAGCTAGTCTGCAGTCTGAGCAATTCTTAAAATCACAAGAAGCCTATCGTAAGATAATGGAAAGAAAAGATGCCGAACTATAAACACTACTGTAAGGAGTGGGATTTTATGGAGATCGACGCCGATGCTCCAGAGTACGAGTCTTGCTGCTGTGACATCGACTCGGATGGTCGTGGTCCGAAATTCCATACTGGAGATCGAGTGTATGTGCACCCAATGAAGCAAAACGCTACAGTTATTCGACAGGTGCTACACTACGATGGTCCAGAATCCCACTGGGGTAATGTAGAACTACAATATGACGATGGAATCCGTGGTACTAGCCATGGTTGGCAGGTACAAAAAGTAAATGAGTGGGACAATTGGCGTCCCAGTAAGGATATAGTATGAGTTTAGAATCACATGCGCTAACAGAATTCCGTGCAGCTGGCTGGATGGATGAGAACGGTAAGTTCAACGATGAAATGCAGGAACTAATCTGCAAGCAATTATTGGAGTTATTAAACCTATTCAGTGCTCATGGTCACTCTGGCACAACCGCACCCTATGCCTTAAACTTATTCAATCGTCTTGCAAAGTTTGAGCCAATCGTCCCACTAACTGGTGAAGACTGGGAGTGGGTTGATCATGGTTACACCAAACAAAACAAGCGTTGTTCATCTGTTTTTAAAGATCCAGACGGCGACGTGTACGATATCGATGGTCGAGTGTTTTGGGAGTGGCAAGAATTTGAAGGTGAAGCTGTGAAGTCTTACTACACCAGCGGTGGGTCTCGTGTACCAGTGACCTTTCCGTACACCAAACCCAAGGAACCCGAATACGTGTATCGATACTCCGATGCCCTACCACCTGCTCCACCACAAACCGAAGCAGGATTGCTATGATAGACTATCACGAAGCTATCCGACAGATGCACAAGGGTAATGTGGTCAAATACGTTGGAACTGTAAATGGCAATGTAATGACAGATAGGGGCTGGAGTTGGTGTATGTGCCGTGGTTGTATTTTTCCATATAACGGTGAACCACTGTGGAATATGGGCGGTCGTATGGTTTATGACCCAGACTTCCGTTATGTGCTAACTGGTGAAACAGTTGATCCCCGTGCATGGCGACCAGAAGATAACAGAGACCGCCGAGACACCAAGAGACGACTGGGCTACTCTAGAATAGGATTAAACAACGTATGATAGACTTAGAAAAACTTGCAGTAGAGAGCCTAGTAGAGTATGATGGTGAACTGATCTTTTCCAAAGAACGATACGCACACCTAATCATGCGTGAGTGTCTGGTAATCGCCCAAGAGTTCGACTATCCAAAACTTAGTGGTCCAGGAACAATCATAGCCAATCGAATCTACAGCAGGTTTACAGAATGAAGATTGTAATCGAAAAACCCGATGGAAGTCCATATCTAACCTTACGCAAAGACGATCGTCTAGCGTACGTACAGATCCACGACTATGACCACCTAGGAAGTCCAATAGAGATGAGATTTGATGTTCGTACAATCCCACCACTGATCCAAGCCTTACAGCAACTATGCAATTCATAAAAGCACACAAAATCCACCCCGTGTACCTACAACCTGGAGATTCAATCTCACTAGACTACGCATGGGAAGACGGTGGAGAATACAAACGTTCAATACTCAAGGTAGATGATGTCTCAGAACCAGTCCGTATCGATACAATCTTGGTCTATCGTCTAGAGAACCAGCTGGGTTTACGTGGTATTGGTAGAGCTATGGTTATGGGAGAAGACGATGGAACCTATTCCCATCTACCACTATCTAAGTCTACTCCCGTACATACTAGAGGATTCGTAGCAAAATGAATAAGTTAACTGCCCAAGATGCACTGGATATCGTACTAAAACGTGCCAGATGGATGAGAGAACAAGGTGAAAGTGACTTACGATCCATTATCTGGTTGTGTAATGCACTAAAGACTGATATAGATGCAGGTAAGACTAGAGAAGATATCTTGTCTGAACTACAGGAAGACGAGGAAGAATGATCCACTACTACATCCTGTCTGCAGTACTAGAGATCGCAGGATGCTACTACTGGTCTCGAGGCAACTATCTAATCTCTAGTCTAGCACTAATAGGATTTGCGTGGACTTTAAGTCTACAACCTTATGAGCCAGCCCGAGCCTATGTGATCTATGGAGGAATCTATATTGTATGTAGTACAGTATTTGCTGCTCTAACTGGTGTAACACTAGAGTTACGAGACTGGATAGGAATAGGATTGATGCTATTGGGTGTGGTGGTGCTTATTTAGGCGTGGTTCTCGTAGTCGGCTAAATAAGGTGTTTTAGAGATAATGAAGCAGAACAATGGCGTACAAAGAAAAAGAATGTCCTAAGTGTGGCACCAAGCATAACAAGCGTGGCGAGTATTGTTCACGCTCATGCGGTAACAGCAGACCAATGCCCCTATACCAGAAGCAGACTATGTCCGAAGTCAAGCGTGAGTGGGCATACAGCACTGATACGGGCGAAGAATCTCGATGGCGCATCAACAATCACACTGATGTAGAACTGCCCACACCGATAAAAGATATGTCCAACATCCAGAGCAATCAGTTTGTGGAGGATGGTGATCTCTGGACTAAGTGCGATTAGTGCACCACTATGTGCGCCCACTATGTCCGTACCTATGTGCGAACCTGTGCGGGACTATGTCCGAAACTTTGTGCGTCGCCTGTGTCGGACTAGGTGCGATCCGTGTGCGTATAGCCTAAATCCCACCGTGCGTCAAGTGTGCAATATTGCAAAATAGACTTGACTTTTATTTGACTCTGGGGCATAATAACGGAGTAATGGATGATAAAGGATACGCTATGGACTATATCGAGCTTTCCGAACTTTTGGAATTTTTAGCGGATTTAACTTTAGACGCCCCTGATTTTGAGACTGCACTAGCTGCCTTAAAACTCCAGTCGGCTCTGAAAAACCACTATTTTCCGCAGTAAGTAAGTAGTTACTTCGATTTTGGTAAGTAAGTACTCGCTTACCACATCAAGTAAGTAAGCACTTGCTAACCGATTGTCGTCTTCAATCGGTCTCTCCAAGCCCATTGACAGATTCAATCGGCAGGTATCGATTGTCTCTCTCAATCGAGACTGTTGAATCAATTGGCATAATCAATTTGACTTTTGGATAACCTTACGTCTGGTGGGGTTATCTTTTTCTTTTCTCTCCACAAAAACCAGACGAGCAGCCTCCACGTCCATCCCGAGTACCGCTCTTCGAATCAATGAGTCTATTCTACTACAACCGACTGGATAGACAAGGCTTTTCTGGAAGACCCCAAGCTGTGGTAGGGAATCCAAAAAGTTGTTGACGGGTTTGCAACTTTGAGCCATAATAGGTTATCGTTTGAAGAAAGGTGTTTTATGAAAATTTCTCGTCGTCTCCTCTCGTCGCTGACTTTCCGTCCGTTTACCAAAACCGACTACTACGGGTTTGCAGGCGTGTCAAGCCCAGTGCCGCTCATCGCTGAAACCGATAAAATTTGCGTCATTATCGATGGCGATACCGCTGAGCTTTATGAGTTTGACGTTGATGGTACTTTTGATTGCGTTGACGTTTGCGAAAATATCCGTGAGTTGCCCAGCGAAACTGAAGTTGAAAAACGTATCGCCCAACTCAAGGCTGAACTAGCCCAACTCGAGGAATAAGTCAAGCCCCACCGATGGTGGGGTTATCCAAATACTTGTTGACGGATCTGCAACTTGGGCGTAGAATAGAGCCATAGTTTGAAAGGAACAAAAATGCTGATGAAAAGTGACCGTGTCTCGAGCCAATTTCTGGTTGCCCTGAGCCATCTCGAGAAAGCCGAAGCAGCCCTACACGCCATCCGTGAGCTAGAATTGGCTGAGCACGATTCGGTTAGCGAGGAATTTAGTAAGCTAACGGATTTTATCGAGGACATCCATATGCAGGTTTGCGCCCCGATGCAGATGGAAGAAGAAGAAACCCTTGACCGAATTCAAAAAATGGAAGAGGAATTGTTCCAGTTGCGTGCGTCGCTGCGATAACCCTGCTGGCGCTGGGGGCTTGACGGATTTGCAAGATTGATGTAGAATTTGTCTTACTGAATCGGAGAACACTATGAAACTGCTGAGCACTGCGAATCCCAAAGTCTTGAAGGGTCAATCCCAGGGTTACAATACCTTTATCCTGCACCTGTCTCCTGCCAATGTCTCTGGCTACGAAACCTGCCCCAAGCGCACTGCTGGCTGCACTGCCGCCTGTCTGAACACTGCTGGTCACGGTGGAATGTTCAAGAAGGGTGAGACGACGAATATCGTCCAAGAGGCACGTAAGACTCGCACTCGCCTGTTCTTTGAGAATCGTGCTGCATTCTTCGAGCAGCTGGTGCGTGAGATCAAGAATGCAATCAAGCTGTCTGCCAAGAGTGGTATGACCCCAGTGTTTCGCCTGAATGGCACCAGTGACTTGGCTTGGGAGAAGTACGAAGTCGCAGATGGCAAAAACATCTTTCAACTGTTCCCTGACGTACAATTCTATGACTACACTAAAATCCTTGGTCGCAAAGTTGCGCACATCCCTAACTACCACCTTACATTCTCCGCTGCTGACGGCAATGATGCGGATGTTCTGAAAGCCATCCAGCAAGGGATGAATGTGGCCACTGTGTTTGGACTCAAGAAGACAGAGCCCATGCCCCAGTCGTACAATGGTCGTACAGTCTTCAATGGAGACGAGAGTGACCTGCGATTCTTGGACCCCAAGGGTGTGGTCGTTGGCTTGTACGCTAAGGGTCGAGCCAAGAAGGACACCAGTGGATTCGTCAAGTACCCTACAGTTATGATGAAAGCAGCCTAAGATGTCCCTAGAATTCGTAAAAAGTCAAGTCGCCTACTACAGACGACACATGAACTGTGGACCATCTCGAGACTGGAATCTCATCCTCGGACTGCTCCACCACTACGAGAGACTAGAGAGGGAGATGACCCCTAAGAATTGAGGGTTATTTTCCCCTGTAAAATCAACAACTTACATAGGGAGCAGAAACCTGTTGACTTTCTTGCAGAGTGGAGTAGAATTCTCTCTATTGTGAATGTGAATGTTTTTTTGGAGAAAATTATGACTCAAGTGACTGCTGTTTCTTTCGATGCCAAGAGTGGCAACTACATGGCTAAAGTGGGTGCCAAGACTATCAAGTCTTACTCCAAGGCTTACGTCGAACGCAAGGTCAAAGCCATGGTCGGCGACATCGAAGTGGCAGTTGCTGCAGCTGTGGAAAAGTCCAACCGATTCTCCATCGATGAGCGATTCTCCTTCGTCGAGAAACTGGTGACCATGGTTGCCACTGGTGTTCAGCCCTCTGCCGTGATCACTGGCAGTGGTGGTCTGGGCAAGACTTACACTGTGACTAAGACTCTCGAGAACAATGGCTACAAGGACATCTCTGACCTTGCTGAATTCCAAGTCGGCTCTGTCATCAACACTCGCAAGTGTTTCACCACTGTCAAGGGTTTCTCCACTGCCAAGGGTTTGTATCGTACCCTGTTCGAAAACCAGAAGTCGGTCATCGTCTTCGACGACTGCGATGCAGTGCTCAAGGATCCAGTGGCGTTGAACCTGCTCAAAGGTGCACTGGACTCTTACGGCAAGCGCATCATCTCTTGGAATGCAGACATGCGTGACGAAGACTTGCCTCGTTCGTTCAACTTCGAAGGTCGAGTCATCTTCATCTCGAACATGGACCAGTCGAAAATCGACCAAGCCATCCGCTCTCGTTCGATGCTGATTGACCTTGAGATGACCCTCGACCAGAAGATTGACCGTATGGAAACCATCTCCAAGTCGGCTGAATTCCTGCCTGAGTACGATGCAAAGATCAAGGCTGATGCACTGGCTCTGATTCGTGAAGTCAAGAACGACTGCTCTGAGATCTCGCTGCGTACCCTGATCTCCGTGGCTAAGATTCGTGCTTCGAATCCCAAAGACTTCAAGGATCTGGCTACCTACATCCTTACAAACTAAAGTGTTACTTCTGGATGACCCTACGGAGTGTAGGGTTACTCCAGAAAGTTGTTGACGGATTTTGCAATCTGAGCCATAATATAGTCATAGTTTGAAAGGAAAGTGAAATGAAAAAGATGACTTACTCCGAGATGCGTACTGCAGTGTGTGATGTGACTGAACTGAGCAATGGCTACAACAATCGTGCTCACTACACCTTGGGTGCATTTAGCGTGATGATTGCAGACATCGTAGCAGACCTGCCGAAACACAAGCAAGCCGAAGTGATTCGCCAGCTGGAATCTCTCAAGGCTCGACTGGCGACCATCGAATAACCTTACAAGTCTGGGGGTCATCCAGATACCCCTTGACTTTTTTGCAAGTTGCGGTAGAATAACTACAGTTGATTAGGAGAATGAAATGAATGAATCGAACGTCCTGACTGTAGTTAAGAGTGTGACCGACACTCCCGCTTACTTCTTCAATGGCACCTTGTTCTTGAAGACCACTGATTCGAAGATTGCAACTGATGTGTTTTTCGAGTTGTGTGACCGTGTGACTGCTGCTCTTGCATTCGGCAAGTGTGGCGCTGAAACCTCTTACGATTTTCTCTAAGGATATAAAATGAACACCATCTACAAACCCAAGTCGGAGCAACGTGCCGAGACCTCCGAGGCTCTGCAACAATTCCTGGCTGCAGGTGGACAGATCCAAGTGATTCCTGCCAAGAAGACACGTGGTCGCACCAAGCAAAAGATGGCTGCAAAGTCTTCTCGTGGCTTCCAAGGTGGCACCTCTGGATTCGCTACTGGCTATCCTAGAAAGACCCTTTAAGGGGGAGGGGTATCTACTCTAGACCCTTGTCTATCCTAGACCACTAGAGTATAATACGTCTACAAACTGAAATGGAGTTTATATTATGGTTGGTAGTATTCGTGCTGGTGTTGGCTTCCTTCTTTGCTACGGGGCAGTTGGTGGCTTGGATAATAATAACCCCATTCTACCTTGCATGGCGCTTGCGTTGGTTGGGCTTGCTGTTATGTGGAGTGGCGTTCGTGCTATGGGTCTGAGGGGTACAAAATGAATCTCCGTGAACTGATTGTTGAACGAATCCTGTATGCTGTAGATGAAAGCACACTTATTTCTGAATATGGTGTTTTTGAGGATGAGCTAGATGAGATGCCTGATATTGAGCTTTTTGAGCTATTCGAGGATATAATGGGTATCTTGGTAGATTGAAGAGGGGGATCCCCCTATACAGAAATCTGTATTGAAGGGACTCCTACCGCTCTAGGAAAAAGGCTATAAGCACCGAGACTCTATTTTTAGAGACTCTATTCTTGCAACACGGGACTCCTGAGATTAAACTCAGGGACTCCTACTAACACACGGGACTCCTTATGAAAAAGAAAGTAACTATAATAGACCATGGAACAATGGTTTTTACACTAAAAGAAAACATGGTTAAATGCGAACTTTTCGAGGGATATCTCTCTGGAAAACTTGCTGCAACTTTCTATGTTCCCAGGGACTCCTACGATAAAATTTCTGTTCCCTCGGACATTGTACGGTATAGACTAAAGCACGATTTTAATATCGAGATCGGGCACTATTCTGTTACCAACAGTATTGAACATTAAGGGACTCCTATGACTATGTTTGATAAATTTGTACCTGCTATCTTTCAAGGTAATGAGATGCGGGGATACTATGTGTGTCCTGAGAGCGAAAGTATTTGGTCACTTAAAAATGGTCGATGGTGGCGTATTTCTATACCCACCTCAGGTAAGTCTACGTATCCACAGATGGTGTTTCGTATCGATGGTGCGGCGGTTAGTGCTAAGATTCACAAAGTTCTTGCAGAGACTCTCTTGCCGTTTCCTAGACCCTCAGGTATCTCTAGAGCAGAGTGGAAGAATACACCAGAATCTGTTAAGAGACTGGTAAAGTCTATGTACTTGGTCAATCACATTGACCACGACAAGTACAACTGCTCACTTTCTAATCTAGAGTGGGTTACATTTATCGGTAATGCACGTGCGTATCAAGTTCACAAGGGGGCTGTATGACGGGTTATCGCAGTAAAGTTGAGATGTCGGATTCTAGGGACTCCTCGGACGGTGAGTTCTTTATCTCTAGACAAGAATGGGACGGTGTAGTGTTGCGTGCTCAGCTAGAGTTGTTGCAGCGAGTAAATAGGTTAGTAGAATTATTGGAGAGTGAATATGGCGAACGTGAAGCAAGGAAACTTAACTAAGGCTCCACAGTGGTGGAAACACCTGAAAGAATTTAAACGATTCTTTTGGAAGACCGAACGCAAGGCACAGAAACGAGACATTAGGGAGCGACAATATGAGTCTTGATGTAGATTTAATGGTGGTGCAACCCACCAGTGTTTTCTCCAAGAATATTACACATAATCTGGGCAAAATGGCTAATGCGGTCATCCTAAGTGACGGGAATACTCTTTATCAGATTCTGTGGCGACCAGAAGAATGTGGGTATGTTTTGGCTAGGGATATCTCCGAACTGCTAGACGAGGGATTCAATATTCTGTTGGCTGAACCCGAGACGTATCGGAAATATAATCCAGAAAATGGCTGGGGTAACTATGAAGGTTTGGTCGACTTTGTTTACAAGTACCGTAACGCCTGTTGGGATAATCCTGAGGCAGAATTGAGAGTATCAAGATGAGACGTGGAATAGTGCGGGGACTACTGGGTGAATTTTTAAGGGGAACACAAATGGCCAGCGGAATTGAATTAGACTACGAAGTTGCAGACAGGATTACTCTTGCTTCACTGCAACAACACTTGCAGTACTTGCAAAAAGAAGTGCAGGATCATGAGAACAAAGGTTCTTGGATGCACCCAGAGGATTATCACAATTCCAAGATTAATCTGATTCCCTCACTGGAGACTGTTATTAAGTATTATGGCGGATAGTGCTTGACTATTGCGCCCCGCTGGAGTATAATATGACTTATAGAAAGTATTACTGGACACATGCTCGTCGTCAGATCAGCGTGGCGCTAGAAATGATTTGGTACGGTGTTATCCTTGATCGGGGACACCACTCAACTTGGAAGAAAAATGAACATCGCCGTAGACTTTGATGACACCTATACTCGTGACCCAGCAATGTGGAATGATTTTATTCTGCTTGCCAAGAGTTTTGGGCATACGGTGTATTGCGTAACTGCACGTGCACACTCACAAGACGAACAAGTGCTTGGCTCTATCGGTCGAGTTGTTGGTGCAGACCATTGCTACTTTACTGCAATGCAAGGCAAGCGTGCATATATGTGGGCTAACAAGATTAAGATTGATGTGTGGATTGACGATCAGCCTGATATGATTGTCAATGGCATCGAGCATGTTAACGACGGACAGATTATCCTACCATGAGTGAACAAGAAATCTTGGATCTGTACGCAGAGCTAGAGGAACACTACGGTGAACTTCTAGCTAACCCAGAGCATCACCCAAGACAATTTGCTCATCAGGTAAAACTTTATCAGTACTACAAGGGTCGGCTAAATAAAGAATCTGATAAGGAGACATCGTGAAGAGTTTAACAGGTTGGAAAGTTTACGAATACACTACAAACAGTGGTGCAACAAACACTGTTGTTGTGGGATTTGACGCAGACAATAAACAGGGTATAATCGAACCTGTGGTCTCTCATGGTGAGGGGATGATTAACGATTACAAGGTTTACGGCACAGCCAACAACCACTGGGCGGGTGCAAAGCAATTGTGGCTAGACTACTGCACTGCGAACAATGTTAATTCTATCAAGGATGTTTCTAGTCAATATTAAAATGTGAGATTGTTATGAAAATTGGTGTGTGCTCTGACCTCCACTTGGAGTTCGGAGATTTAAATATAAAAAATGAAGACAATGTGGATGTACTGATCTTGTCAGGTGACATCCTTGTCGAACGAGACCTGTCTATGTACGATCGACGTCAGATCGAGATGGGTTTTATGCAAGCACGTTCAGTTCGTTTCCACGAATTCTTCCAACGTGTTTGTTTTCAATTTCCCCATGTAATCTACGTTGCTGGTAATCATGAGCATTACCATGGCGACTTTAAAAACACAATCGGCGAATTAAAGCGTAAACTTGCTCATCATAAAAACCTACACATCTTGGATCGTGAAGTATTCGAACTTGATGATGTACGTTTCATTGGCTCTACTCTTTGGACTGATATGAACAAAGAAGATCCATTGACACTGCATGCGATGAAAAAGATGATGAACGACTTCCGTTGTGTTCAGAATTCCAACAAGGTTGTTAATTTCAGAACAACTGAACCTGTTGACAAGCCAGTTGGTATGACTGACGCTGAGTGGATTGCACAACCTCAAGAAAAACGTGTCAAGACGGTTTTTAGGACTCGTCCTGCTACATTCTCTCCAGAGGATGCAGTTGAAGAACACAAAAAGTGTCTTGGTTACATCAAGACTGTGTACGAAGACACGCCTCCTTGGAAGTCTATTGTAGTTGTTGGCCATCATACTCCATCTTATACTTCTTGCCATCCTCGTTACAAGGATGATCAGATTATGAATGGTGGATACCACAGCGACTTGAGCGAGTTTATCTTGGATCGTCCAGGAATCAAACTTTGGACTCATGGTCACACTCATGAGTTGTTTGATTATATGATTGGTAGTACTCGTATTGTCTGCAACCCACGAGGTTACGATGGTTACGAAGATATTGCTGATACTTTTAAATTGAAAGTGGTTGAAATATGAGTACATATACACCCGACACTTGGGTCATGCTCAAGATAACATATAAAGATAAACCTGTCTACAAAATCCTTGCAGGATGGGCTGGTAGTTATCTTTATGGTGCAAGTTGGAAATTGAACAGCGGAGTCACCCGAGTTGAACAAGACGGTGACCACTATTTGTTCCACGGATCCAGTGGTAGCATTTATGAGTGTCATAAAAAGGCGTATGGTCTTTCTGGTTACACTGCAAGTGTGTTAGATTCTTTCTACAAACAAGCTGAAGATAATGAAGACGTCATTATTGAGTGTCTGCACGAAGATCAAACTGATTTTATGAGTATTGATTATGGCAACGATTAAGTTAGAGACAGATTCAACAACTGGTGACTTGGTTTTACCACTTTCTGATGAGTTAATGCGTGAAGTTGGTTGGAAAAATGGTGACACGATCCGTTGGACTGAGCAAAAAGACGGATCATGGCATCTAACTAAGGTAAATCAACAACTAGAATTGTTCGATGAAAAGGATGAGGCTGTTTTAGAGTTGATGAAAGAAAATCAACGCTTAAAAACACAGGTAGAAAACCTGACTAACGAAATTAAAGAGTATAAACAGTCTTTTGACAATGATGATTGGAAATAAAATGAGCAAAACATTCACAGACGTATCAGTTTTCCTTACTGCAGTTGGCCAAAAGGTGCCAAGTAAGCCGATTGGGGCTACTGACCAGTCAAAATTGTATAAAAAACTGATTGATGAGGAATATCAAGAGTTTTTAGAGGCATTTTACACTGGTGACACAACCGAAGAGATTGACGCATGCTTCGATATGATGTGGGTTATCATCGGATATATGAAATCACGTGGTTGGGACTGTGAAAATATCTGGGATGAGGGCGCAAAATCCAATTTATCCAAGATTGACCCCACTACTGGGCTTGTTCGTCGTCGTGAAGACGGTAAAATCCTTAAACCAGAGGGCTGGACACCACCTGATTTCACAAAATTCTTGAAATAAGTGTTGACATGCAAGATTTTACACGGTATAATCATACTATGATTACACTTTACCTTGATATGGACGGTGTCCTTGCTGATTTCAACAAGGAATACACCAAATTTGACCCTCAAAAAGAGGATCGCAAGAAATTTCGTGATGCTGTTTTGTCGCATCACATCTTCGAGAAGCTGGATTTTATGCCAGACACTCAAGAATTGCTAAATCACGTTTCTAAACTGTATGGTGTCAACATTGAAATTCTCACTTCAATGGGAACACACCAGCAAGATCAAGCCAATGCTGCGAAAATGCAAAAACTAAAGTGGCTTAGTGAGAAAAACATTCCGTACAAAGCCAATTTCGTGCATAACAAACAAGAAAAGGCGCAGTACGCCACAGCAACGTCAATCTTGATTGACGACTCTATTGGTTGCATCACTCCATTCAATGCTGCTGGTGGTCATGGCATCCTCCATAGTCATTCTTCTGAAACAATCAGAATTCTTGACTCAACTATTTTACAGATTAGAGCGATTAATGCTTGATTTTTTCAAACCAACGTTACAATGGATTCGTGATGATTTTAAGTCTCACCCAGTTCGCTTTGCTATTGAGTTGCTTGCTTGGGCTATTAGCATTGGTTGTAGTATTACTATGGCACTCACAGTCCCGACACCACCGCTTCTGGCTCTTTATCCTGTTTGGATTCTTGGTTGTGCCTTGTATGCTTGGGCTGCTTGGACTCGGAAATCTTTTGGCATGTTGGCTAACTATATGCTCTTAGTTACAATTGACTTTATTGGCTTGATTAGGATGATTTTGTAATGCAATTAACTACAAAACAGATGCTTCTTCCAGTTCAATCATTACCACAGCAATATTCTCCATTCGTGAAACCTCTATCGTATGAGTTTCGTGTTGCAGAAATTGTGAATGATGATGGTAAAGTTGAAACTGTTAAACTACAGATGCAGGTTTGGGAGCATGATGAATATGGCTCTGGTACTGTAAAACAATATTGGTCTGATGTTCCTCGTCAAAAATTCGATAAGAATGGAACACTGTTATTGCCATGAGATTTTGGTTAATTTGGGCTAGGGCAACGGGACATCTAATGGGTCGTACTGATGACGACAAACCAGATGTTCCAGTTCTAACTTTACGTGAAGCAAAAGTAGCCTTGCTTTTGAAAACTTTTTGGGTAATAATACATGTTATTACCTGCTTTTTTATTATTGCTAACTTTTTCTACACACACATATTATGACACAAGGTAAAATTGGTTTTGCTTGCAAGTGGATTGACACACCAGATCAAGTTGATGGCATCAAACCTAAAGATGATGCACGCAAATACAGCACAGGAACTACAACTGTAGCATGGCTTGGTCGTCAATCAAAAACCACAGCTGAAGAAAAACTGTGGGACATTACGAAACAAAACCTACAGAACACACTCAACCTTGTTAACAAAGTCGCATCTCTTGAAGAAGGGTTGCGTATGGTTCGTTTGTCCAGCGAGATTCTGCCAGTTTATACTCATGCTGACTGGAGTTATTTCTACAAGCAGCAAGATGTCCTTGATGTTTTGCAACGTGGGTTCTCTAAGATCGGAGAAACTGCTCGTGCCCGTGGTGTTCGTCTTAGTTTCCATCCAGGACAGTTTACTGTTCTTGCTTCCGAGAATCCTGGGATTGTCAATAACTCTATTGACGAATTCGAATATCATGCTGACATGGCTCGCATGATGGGTTACGGTAAAACATTCCAAGACTTTAAAATCAACGTGCACATTTCTGGCAAACTTGGTCCAGATGGTATCCGTGCAGCGTATAAACGATTGTCGACTGTTGCGCAAAATTGTATCACTATCGAGAACGAAGAAAACGCATGGGGTCTAGAAGATGCGTTGTCTCTTGGCGATCTGCTTCCTATTGTTTTGGATGTACACCACCACTGGTGTCGTGAGGGTGAATACCTAGATCCATCAGATGACCGTGTCAAACGTGTTATTGATTCTTGGCGTGGTATTCGACCAACTATGCATTACTCACTGTCACGTGAAGATTATCTCATCGATCATGACGCATTTGTTAAACCAGATATGGAAACCCTAAAAGATCTTGGCTACAAAAAAGCCAAACTGCGTGCACACTCAGATTTTTACTGGAATACCGCAGCAAACGATTGGGTTTTGGGATATCTGCCTACTCATGACATTATGTGCGAATCTAAAGCAAAGAATTTGGCTAGTCGTTCTCTTTACGAAGCCACAAAATAAGAGGTCTAGATTGGATTACACCAACTTAATTTATTCACCGCTTGATATACCTGATTCTCCCAATATCAATATTCAGGAATTCACTGGCTGGATGGTCGATAACGAAATTCAAACGACCACCAAAGTTCGTTACATGGAATTGCATAAAAAAGAATATCCTTGGGTTGTTTTGTCATTTAACGCAGATTCCAATGTGAAAGTTGCTCAAGAATTTAGAAGCAAATTCTCGCAGCTGTATGAACACTTAGATAAATTTCCTATTGTTGGGGATAGAGTGTTGGTGTTTCTTGCTCAGAAAGGTGACCATGATATTTTTCTTCATGGTGATGCTGATGGGTTTGGTTATAGATTTCATATCACTAATAAGAATAATGAAAATTTATTCTTTTATATGTCTAAAGACCCGACAACAGATTTACCCCAAACTGTTCCGAATTGGGATTGTGTTGTAGATACTTCTACTAAATTTATTGCCAAACGTCCAACTAATAGATGCGCATTTGTGATAAATTCTAAATTGGCGTGTCATGGTGTAGAAACTAATCGTGCCGTTCTTGGGGATAGAATTGCTTGTTTAGTTTATCCATCTAGCCCAGACAAAGTAGACAAGACTAAAGAATCTAGTTTAATAGAACGAAGTATAAAAAAATTTCCAGATTCGCAGATTTGGTATAAAAAACCCTAAATACAGTGTAAGGAGATATTATGCCGACGTATGAATTTCGTAACAAACTAACAGGCGAAGTCACCGAGCACTTTATGAAAATAAGTGCCAAGGATGATTTTCTCGCCGCAAATCCCCATCTTGAACAGACACTAACGCAAGCACCTGCGTTTGCGGGTGACCACATTACACTCAAGAAAGATACGGGGTTTAAGGAGGTGCTGCAAAAAATCAAGGAACGTAACCCACGCAACGATTTACACAAAACTTCTTCTCAATTATAAGGAGTGATATGGCAGTTAATAAAAAAACTGGTAAGATAGTCCGACCAAAAACTCTTGGGCAGAAAATTAAAGCTGCTTCTACCAGAGCATCAAATAGAATCTCTGGTAAAACAAAACCAAGAAAACCAAAAACGAAATAAGGGGATTAAATGGCTCGTAAAGCAGCAGCAGTGGCTGTAAAGGCAGTAAAAGATAATGAACACAGTGAGCCAGCAAAACTTAAATCTATCAATAATCATTTAAGGTTAAGAATTGATGATCTATTAACATTTGATCCATTAACCGAAAATCAAAGATTATTTTTTGATGCGTATAAAAGAGGAGATTATTTTGTAGCACTCCATGGAGTAGCTGGAACAGGTAAGACCTTTTGTGCATTGTATAAAGCCATTGAAGAAGTCCTAGACAAATCAAATCCTTTCAACAAGATTATTGTAGTTCGTTCTGCAGTACAATCTCGTGAGATCGGTCATCTTCCAGGAGACGTTAATGAGAAGATGGAAATTTATGAACAACCATATCGTCAAATTTGCGAAACTTTATTTAAGCGCAAAGACGCATGGGATAGATTAGAAGAACAAGGTCACATTACATTTATTTCTACATCATTTATTCGTGGTATGAGTTTCGACGACGCTATCATCATTGTTGATGAGATGCAGAATCTGACCTATGAAGAGATTGATACCGTTATGACTCGTGTCGGATATCGATCTAAGATTATTTGGTGTGGCGATTATCGTCAGACAGACTTGAATAAGAAAAAGAACGATGTTACTGGAATCTTAAAATTCTTCGACATCGCTCAACACATGGGTGCTTTTACTCGTATTGAGTTTACTGTTGACGATATCGTGAGAAGTTCTCTCGTGAAAGACTATATTTTGGCTAAACTTAAATATGAGGATTTCTATGAGAAAAAACAATGATAACAGCGGAGCAATTTCACAAACTATTCCCACGTAATCCTGAGCCAGCTGTTTGGGCAGAGGCAATGGCAAATGTATTCCCAACATACGAGATTAACACGCCACAACGTGTTGCGGCTTTCTTAGCTCAATGTGGTCACGAATCTGGTGGTTGGACTACGTTTGAAGAAAACCTTAACTATTCAGCGCAAGGATTGAGAAAAATTTTCGGTAAGTATTTCCCTAACGATGAGTTAGCTTTAGCTTACCAACGTCAACCACAAAAGATTGCGAATCGTATCTATGGAAACCGTATGGGTAATGGACCAGAGGAATCTGGTGATGGATACAAATATCGTGGACGAGGACCAATTCAGTTAACTGGTAAATCGAACTATACGGCATTTGCTAAGGATATGTTCGAAGACTGGCAGAACGTAGTTGAGAATCCAGACTGGGTGACGTATGATAAAGATTTCGCATTGATGTCTGCTATTTGGTTCTGGAACAAAAACGGATTAAACAAAGAAGCAGACGCAGGTGATATCAAGACGATGACTCGCAAGATCAATGGTGGTTACATTGGACTTGAAGATCGAATTAAACATTATAATGAGTGTATTCACGAACTAACTTAATGAAAACTTTTATACATCATGATTTCCCCAAATTGGAACGTGACACAAGCCCCGATGGCACTAGAGTCTACAAGACGCCATCGGGTCGATGCTATCCAAGCGTTACAACCATTACGGGGCAAGCCACCGCAGAAGGAATTAGAAAGTGGCGATTGCGGGTTGGCGAAGAAGAAGCAAACCGAGTCTCAGGTAGAGCATCAGCACGTGGAACAAGAATCCATCAGTACTGTGAAGACTACCTACGAGGAAACGTATTCGAAGCAGACATTTTCGATCTCGAAATGTTTAACTCAATCAAGTTCTTACTCGACGACATCGACAACATCCACTGCTTGGAAACTCCACTATATTCTGACCACCTACAAGTTGCAGGAACAGTTGATTGTATCGCAGAGTTCCAAGGTAAACTTACTGTCATAGATTTTAAGACAGCAAGCAAACCAAAAGACCGTGATGACATTTATCACTATTTTATGCAGTGTGCAGCTTATGCGGTTTCGTTTGAAGAACGCACTGGGATTCCAATTGGAAGACTTGCAATATTGATGGCAGTTGAGAATGATGATCCTCGTTGGTTTATCGAAAAGCGTGACAATTGGATTGGTGGATTCAAAAAATTAAGAATGGATTATAGGAACTTGAAGAATGTATAAGTCATTTGTTTATGATAACAAAGACCTAGCAGATTTCTTATCACAGGAATACTTCCCAAAGTATTTTGATTATGACTCTGATGGCGTTCTTGTCCCAAAGACTTACTACTATCAGAAAATGTATTCTGACTCTAATACATTCACCAGCTGGTGCTGCTTAGATCCAACCTTAATTGATAACTCTCTCAAAGAGAAATTTGAAAACATTGATCTTGGTAAATTCGACATTGTCTGCAGAGTTGTTCAGTTTTCTTCTGTAGATACGAGCACGGTTAAAAAAGAAGTTGGTAGAAACAACTCTGGGATGATTATGAATCTTTCTGATACAGAGTGTTCTTTTCGAATATATGAACCGAAAACTTCTAATTTACGAGAGCACAGGACATCATCTATCCTCACTAGCGCCAATAAAGCTGACTTAAGGTTAGTTGAGAATTTGCAGCTAAATAGAAACATATTGAACATTGTAGATTTTACGTCATACAAAGAATTTTATACAAGTGCAATCTCAACATGTATTTTTTTCAACTTTAAGACAAAATCTTTGCAAGATATGAAAAACTTGCTTTTGTGATGATAATAAGATATAATTGTTAAATAGATGATTATTGCTGTATGAAGCAAAGAGAAAAGTGTTCTGGACGGGGGTTCGACTCCCCCCATCTCCACCAAAAGTATATTGGTCCCACACCATGGAATTGGACCAGAAATGTCGTCAATATACTTTTGATGGGGATGCCATGGTTTCGACAGGGCAAAGAGTAACAGAGTGGACAGCACGGGAATGTGAAACCCGTAGGATTGGGGAAACTCGGTCGAAGAAGCAAAAAACGTAAACGCAAACGACGAACTGTTCGCATTAGCAGCCTAAACACTGCTTAGGGTTTCGGTGGTTTCCTCGTAACAGAATAACCACCACTTAACAAAGGAAATTTTCTATGAAATCAATTATCGCAATTTTAGCATTGACTGTTGCTACTGGCGTTATGGCTCAAGCAGCAAAACAACCTACTCCTGAGAAGATGGCAGCTGCTGCAAAGAAAGACACAGCTAAGAAGGCTGAACCAAAGAAGGAAGCTGCACCTAAAGCTCCACCTTCTGCTACCAAGCCTACTCCGAAGAAAAAACCAGAAGCTAAATAATATACAGTTGCCCTTAGAGGCTATTGGGGGTCTGGCAGCACCCCGCAAGAAACTGCTATTTTACACACATCACAAAGGAGAAAAACTATGGCAAACTTAACGCCATTTGAAATCCGTCTTGAACTTCTCAAGATGGCAAAAGAAATGTTGGAGCAAGACTACTACGGTCTGCGAGAAAAGGTGAGCAATGAGTACGCATCTAAATGCGACTTTGCTAAGATCAATGGGCAAGCCATTCCTGAACACCCTGGATTTCCAGCATTCCCAAGCGAAACTGAAGTTATTAAAAAGGCTGCAGAGCTAAACAGTTTCGTATCACAAATCCCACAAACTACAATAGAAAAGACTAGCAAAAAGTCCACCTGATAGGGATTGGGTGCATTCGTGCACCCTTCTAATTTAAGGAGATCAATATGCGAAGTATTTACATACCTCTCATAGCAATAGCTTTTTGTTTGGTAACGTTACTAGGTATAACAGAGCAAACAGATAAGTTATTAGAAATAAAATACACACAATTAACCAAAGAAACACAAAAACAGATAGATTGTTTGGCAGCAAACATTTACCACGAAGCAAAGGGTGAATCTAATGATGGAAAGGTTGCTGTTGCTTTAGTTACACTTAACAGAACTCAAGACCCAAGATTTCCAAAAGATATTTGCTCTGTAGTGAAACAAAAGGTAAACTCTACTTGTCAGTTTTCTTGGTTCTGTACTCCAGTAACAATCAAGGCTAGGGAATTGTACGATAAAGCCAGAGATGTTGCTATTCACGTATATGTTAACTACGAAAAGATTCCTGACATAACAGGTGGTGCTCTTTTTTACCATGCTGATTATGTAAACCCTCAATGGAAATTGCAAAAGACTACTGTTATTGGTAGACATATTTTTTATAAAGACAAGGATCGTATATGATGAACAAACTAAACCTCCAATTGAAAGAGGAATCTTCACGCCATTCATTCATGCTGTTAATGGAGGAAATTAGTTTACAGTCAGTTAAAACTGCTGTTGAATGGATTTTCGAAGCTAACTTCGCTGAAGAACGACCAGAGATGCTCAATCTTATTATCACATCTCCAGGTGGTGATTTAAATGCAGCGTTCGCTTTGATTGACGTTATGCGTGGATCAGCTATCCCAATTCGTACAATCGGTCTTGGGCAAATTGCTTCTGCTGGTCTAATGATTTTCATTGCTGGCGATAAAGGTATGCGTATTCTTACACCAAATACTTCTATCCTATCACACCAATATTCTTGGGGTGCGATTGGTAAAGAACACGAACTTTTTGCTACAGTGAAAGAGTTTGATCTTACTACCAAGAAAATGATCCAGCATTATAAAAAATCTACTGGTCTTTCTGAGGCTAAGATTAGAGAAATTCTGCTTCCACCACAGGATGTTTGGTTGAGCCCACAAGAAGCTAAAAAATTAGGATTGTGCGATGATGTTAAAGATCTTGCCTAAACTAAAGGAATTTATTTTGAAATCTGAAAACATTTTTATTATTTCGGTGACTATTTCTCTGCTTGCAATTGTTGGTGCTATTACATACCATAATCAACTTTCTATTAAGTCAATGGAGAGAAATATTGAAAGTGCTATTGTAAAGGGTATTGACCCGATTGCAGTTAAATGCGCTTACGAGAGTAATTCCTCGAATCTCTGTATCGCTTACGCTGTGAACCAGAAGCGTTAAGAAAGACCCCACCCAGAGTGGGGTTTCTTTTTTAGGGTGTTGACTTTTTCTCTATTTTGATGTATAATAAAGTTCTATGCAGATCTTACACACCTCCACTCGTTCTAAGAAAAAACGTAAACCCAATGCAAAGCAACGTGAGTTGCAATCAGATTGGGAGAAAATGCTTAAGAAGTATGAGCCCAAGAAACCTATAGCTAAAACTAAGGATGCGGGTTGGTCATACTCACTTGGTGCATCTGCTCGTCGTGAGACGCCTAAGATTCCAAGTCTTCCATTCACGGCTGGTCCTTGCACCAAAGCCCCTGATAAGGTGTATACTGGTACTGCAATTAAGGGTATTGGAACTATGCATAAGTCCAATGCTGTACCTATTTTTACTGATGAACAAGCAATTGAAATTGCAACTATGAGGAGAGGATAATGGAACCTAAAAAGTATTATGGTAGCGTTAGTTATACATACACGTTACCCAAAGATGCTGGACTTATTGAATTGTCACCACGACAATTGGCTAGTCTTTATGAACCTGGAGTTGATGTTGTTGAGAAATTACTAGAATATTCAGAATATAAAGATGCGAAAGAATTGATTGCGAGGATTAAATGAGTGAGTTTTGTTCTAAATGCGTCGAGAAAGAAGCTCAACTGGAAGTCACAATGACCAAATTTAATCAAGAGATTGAAAATCTAAAACAACGAATTCAGAAGTTGGAATCCGAGAATGAAGCACTTGTAATGGATGTAGCTTTCTACGGTGGTAATTTGATTAACTTGTCTTGTGAAAATAAATGATGTATACTAATACTATGACTCTTTTTGAAAAACGCAACTCTCTCTTCTCGGAACGAATGAAGATGGATAAATTCTTCACTATGTTCTTAGACAAATTTGAACGCAAGATGGATCCTGAAAAGCCAAATACCCCTATTTGGAAACTTTATCGACAAAAGCACGCAGAGTATTGCAAACTGAACCAAGAGATTCGCAACGTAGAATATTGGATCAAAAAGGAAGCTAATGTTTAAAACAGCGAATGAATTTTCACTACACATTGAAAGTATCGTTAAAGAAAAACGATTGAGTTATATGGATGCAGTGTTACATTATTGTAAAGAAAATTATCTTGAACCAGAGGACGTTTCTTCTCTTATCAACAAGTCGTTGAAAGATAAACTTGAAATGGATTTCCGTGAGGCTAATTACTTACCGAAACAAGCGAAATTGGATGTCTAAGAATTTTTGGTTAATCGTACCAGTCATATTTTACATTATTATGATGGGTTCTCTTTTTTATGTTGTTGCTAAACAAGAAAGTAGAACTATTCGAATTGACTGTACTTGGTCGGAAATATCTCCAGACTTTTCTCCAAAGATGAAAGAAGAATGTAGGAAAGCACGAAGTGGACGGGTTTAAAGCATATCGTTATTACCTTGCAATTAAATTACACTTCACCACCGAAAAGTTTAACGTTTTCGAAAATCGAGGAAATGTTAAAGGAACACGTGATACATTTAATGCCAGAAATGACAGATACATATTCGAGAAGTTAGCAAGCAAACACGAAACTGATAGAGAGATTATTCAGTTCTTTGTTGCAAATTTTGCGTATGGTAGTGATAACGCAATTTATGAAGGCAAGGAAGCTGCTGATAACTTTCTATTATGGAACAAAAGGAAACAAAGTATAACGCAGGTTTTTATTGACGACTTAGCGAACATACTAAATTTCATTGATACAAATAAAACAACTGTATTTACATTCGAGAATGATAAGTACCCTGCACTTATGCAATTGTATATGGGCAGTAAAATTACGATAGAAACACTTAGAATTATTGACGACATTCACCCATTTTTAGACTCTTGGTCACAACACAATTCTGTTAAGTACATGTGGTCAAAAGAACTTTTACGAATAAAAAAGTTGACTGGGTTCGTTAAATACGATAAAATAAAAATCGAAAAAATCTTCAAGCACTTTTTAGAAGAAATTACAATTTAATTATCATGGGCAAGACCTATCAAAAGAATTCTCGTCGTTTCGACGATGATAATCCCTCTAGCCGTTCGGGGAAACCTGCTAAACATTCGAATAATCGAAAGAATGGCGGAATGAGAACGCTAAATAGTTATGTTGAAGAAGATTATGATGACTACGATTTGAACGACGATGCGTTTGATGACGAGTTTGAATTAGATGATGAGATCACTATACAACGTAACAATACTCCGTAAATATAAAGGAAATACAAATGGATATCCAAACACTCCGTAAAATGCGCAACTCTGACTTCGGTAGCATCGCTAACGCATTCGAGAAAATCGCAAATCCACAAACCGAATCTAAGTCATACAACGACGACCGCATGTGGCGTCTTGAAGGTGACAAGGCTGGCAACGGCACTGCAACGATTCGTTTCCTCCCACGTGTTGAAGGTGATGAACTCCCATGGGTTCGTATCTTTTCGCACGGTTTCCAAGGTCCAACTGGTAAATGGTACATCGAGAATTCTCTAACCACTCTTGGTGAGAATGACCCTGTCGGTGAACTGAACACTCAGCTGTGGAACTCTGGTTCTGAAGCCAACAAAGAAATTGCACGTAAACAAAAGCGTAAGCTGGCGTTCATCTGCAACATTCTAGTTGTTTCTGATCCCAAGCATCCTGAGAACGAAGGTAAAGTATTCTTGTTCAAATTCGGTAAGAAGATTTTTGACAAGATTATGGACAAGGCTCGTCCTACTTTCGAAGACGAAAAGCCAGTGAACGTTTTTGATTTCTGGGAAGGTGCTAACTTCAAGCTGCGTATGCGCAAGAAGGATGGTTATGCAAACTATGACGAATCTGCGTTCATGGAACCTTCTGTTATCACTGACGATGAAGATCGTCTGTTGAGTATTGCAAATGCTCAACACAAATTGTCTGAATTCTTGGATCGTAAAAACTTCAAGTCTTACGATGAACTGAAGAAGAAGCTGAATGATGTTTTGTCTGGTGACAGCTATGTTGCCAAGTCTGCTGCTCAAATGGTAGACGAAGACGACGAACCTGCAGCTGCGCCAGCACCATCTATCAAGTCAAAACCTGCTCCTGCTCCTAAAGCAGTTAGCAATGATGACGATGATGATGTGTTGTCTTACTTCCAGAAGATCGCTAAGGAAGACTAAAAATAAGGGGGCTTTAAGCCCCCTTTCTTATGCGTATCTGCCTCGCATATAAGACCCAGCAGATGAGTCTTGATTACGAATTGGTGCACGAATAATCTGATTCTGCGTAGTGTTGTTGGTGACTGGTGCATTAACAACACTAGTCTTATTACCACCACCAGATTCTGGAACTGCAGCAGCCGCATTATCAGCAGACTTTTGTTCAACTGCTGTTGCTGCCGTAGGTGCTGGTGCTTCTGGTGTTTTTGCTTTTGGTGCAGCATCAGCGAATGGATAGAATGGACCAATTTTATCTGGTGCCTTTGGGATATACTTCGTAAATGAACTGATATCAATTTCAGGAATACCAATCTTAGATACCAAACTCAAGAAGCTGTCCTTCATGGCTCCGAAGAACGTAGAAACTGGTTTAACGATATGGTCATCAATCCAAGTAGCCATATCACCGATAACTTCTTTGATCTTTTCTTTGTCGAATAGACCAAATGTCAAGAAGTCTACGATACCTGCCAGACCTGCTACAATCGCTTTACCAATATCACCAGTCTTCATAAACTCATCAAAACCGTCAGTAAGACCTTCCCAGATTGCACCAATAAGCGCACCGATAGCGAACACCTTACCTAAAGTCTTTAATAGATTCTTTGGGCTAAAGATCTTCTTGATGATACCCATAAAGTTGTCACCAATCCAACCAAAGATACTATCTAACAAGCCACCACCTTCTGCTGGTTTAACTTTTTCTGGGGTGGCTCCACCCTTTCCAACACCTGCTCTTGTGTTTTCTTCAATCTTCTTTAAAACGTCACTCATTGCTTGTTGAGAACGCATTCCTTCTAACTGGACTTCCTCACTCTGAGCTTCCTTGGCTGCAGAAGCTGTTGGAGTTTTGTTCACTACCGCTGGAGCAATTCCAGATGGAGTTTTGTTTGCTGCTTCTGGGTTTACCATACCCTTAACTGTTGGATCGAAACGCTGAGCACCCATATCAAACTTAGTCATCTGCTCGCCAAGAGAGATACGCTTATCCAGTAGTTTTGATCCAGTTGGAGTTCTACGCATTTCATCTTCGCTGGTGATGCCAGTTTTCTTTTGGAACTTAGCGATTTCAGCTTCGTGCGCTTTCATATCCTTGGATGCTTTATATGCACCCTCAGCATCATCTTTAGTGGGTTTGAATCCCATAGCTTTTTGCTGAGACATCCATTCAGATTTAGCGATAGATTTATTGAATATACCACCAACGTTCAGAGCACCCATAACAGATCGTTTTAGACCACCGTCTTTGACGCTTTCCACAGCGCTTTTAGTTCTTTCTTTGGAACTCTTACGCATTTCTTGGAAGATGTTTCCAGTCGTATTCATTGTTTTAGACAACTCAGCTAATTTCTTAGCCTCATTGTCCCAAGAAGCCTGATCTTTTTTAAAGTGATCTTCAGATGTTTTGTAGTATCTTTTACTGGACGATGCGTGCTCTTTCATAGTCTGCATCATATCCATCTGAAGTTTCACTACGTCGGCATTACCAGAGGAAACCTGCTGGTTCTTCTGGTATTCTCTGGACAACTGTAGCAGCTGTCTAATAGAAGACAACTCACCCAATGACGCTTTCTGCAGTTCAAGCAGATTGCCCAAGCCCTCCTCATTAGACTTAGTCTGCTGACGGATGCTAGAATTAACTGAACTGTTACTGGTTCTTTTAGGCATTTTACATTCTCTTCTTAGATTCTAATCTTTGTTTTTCTTCTTCCAAGTACTGAATCAACATATGGACATATACTTCTCGTTCGAACGGAATCATGTCCTCTAATTCCGAAAGAGAGTATTTGTGATACTGCATCAAAGCGAAATTCATTTTATAGTAGTTCGCCAAACTCTCGTGACACAGATTAATCAAAAAAAACTTTGCATTCCCTCCAACTTAACGGTATGATGCTTGCTGCAGATCGGGCAATTATATTCAACTGTCTTGGAGATCTTTGGCATATTCGCAAAGAACTTTTGTAGTTCCTGGAACTGTTCATTAGTTAGGTTGTAAAGGAATTCTAGTAATTCTTCTTTGGTTTGTTCTTTGGCATAATGAATTTCTTCACCTTGGTAGATCATATCGATAGAAGATGCGATGACATCGAAGATAGCATCTACGTCTTCTAGGTTCATGTTTTCCAGCTTTGACATAACATCAAATGATGGGTATTTCATAATAACACCAACGTCTCCGAATAATTGAATTTTTCTGGAGTGCTCTGGCGGGAACTCGACCTGAAGATTGGTCAGATCGATAGAAATTTTTAACTTTGCTTTGTCCTGATCTTCTCCATGGTCTTCATCGCATGGGAATAATAGTTCAATAGTCTCACCGACAGATTTTGCACGAATCTGCGTGAAGATGTATTCGATATCAAATGTTGCTAAAGAATTAACATCGATCTTATCGAGCACACATCCAGAAATAACTTGCTTCAGGCTGTCAACCATAACCTCAATATCTTCAGATTGCTGAGCGATCAGTAGAGCCTTTTCTTCTTTAACCAAGAATGGACGGTATTTAATTTTATCGCCAGTTGATGGAACTACAAGATTGTAGATTGGCGTGTTCATGATAGGTAAAGCCATAATTATTCTCCTTTAGACATATTCTTTAATAGTTTATTCAAGTCAGCGGTGCTACCTGTAAAGATAACATTATTGTTCGTCACTTCTTTTTTAGAAACTTCTTTTGGTCCATCAAGTTTTTGTTTTTGTTGGTGGATGTCCATTAGTTGTTGGTTGACATCGGCTAACTGTTTCATTAGATTGCCGACAACCTCAAATGCTCTTGGATGTTCAGAAGACTTGGCTACTTCCAGCGCATGTTCTAGAGCAGCCTTGCCTGTTGTTAGTAGTTCACGAAGGTTAGTTCTGGCTGTATCATAATCATTCTCCACCTTTTGGTTTGGTGGAGTTATGATTTCGCCATCGTGTGTAATCACTTCATTGCTTTGGGGTGCCATAGGAGCCAACCCAAATGCATTTGATAAAGAATCATCTACTTTCATCGTTTAGTCGTTTCTTGTGTTTCTCACTGGAGGATCATCTGGATGCAGGTCATCAACTAGTGAGCTAGCAGGTGTTGCTGCTACTGGTTTTGGGATTGGTGTTGGAGTTGGTCTGACTGTTGGCGCTGAGCCAGATACGCTTCCAACGCTGCTTGGTGTAGCACCTGGGATGGATGCTGTTGCTCCGATTGGCGCAGGTAAGCCAGGTGTTGCTGTGCTGCCTGCTGGTAATTGTAAGCCTCCATTGTTGGCTCCTCCTAGTTTTTCTTGTGTGCGACCGTAAGCAGCGATACCTAGAACAGCACCCATAGCGATATGGTAAAGTCCAGCACCTTGTAGGGTTAGTGGTTGCCATTGACTAACTGGCTGTTTAAGAGTAGCTTGTAGTAAAGACCATAGAATTGGAAATAACACAAAGTCTGCAAAACAAGTGCCCATATAGATCCAACCCATCATTGGACGCCACTTGCTGTTCATCCAATCTTCTTTTTTCTTTTCGCTGTCGCTCAGTTTTGCGTAGTCTTCTTGTGCCATCTCTATATTCCTTAAAATCCAATTTTTGGTAATTTAGATGTTATCTTAGGAATCTGAGTCACCGCCCAGCTGCCAGCAGCGCCAACAGCAAAGTTCATCAATTTGTCTTTTAGACCATTTTTACGAGCAGCAGTAAAGGCTATGTCTGGAACCTCTGTCTGGGTCTCAAACCATTTATATGCTATAGAAACAGATAACTTCATAACATCTTTCGAAGCATAATCTAGTTGCACAGCGCCTACTGTTTTAGGATAACATTCGTGTAGGGTCACATAGTAATGCGGTGCATCTTTATTGTCTTGCACCTCAATTTTAATGTCCGTTATATAATTTGCGTAGTAATTGAAAACTCTAGTCTTCGGATCGTAAATGTGTTCTTGCCATTTGTCGAACATCTCTTTGATAAGCATATCTCGATCGACGTAAAATGACAGGGTGATGTCATCATACAATTTTTCGTATGGAACGTCTCTGAATTCACCGAATGTTCTGTTTTGCGCTGTGGAAAAGTTTGTTCCAGGTAGCTGAATCTGGTCGCAGAACATCAGCGCCTTTCTAGTTGTGTTGCTATTGAACGCAAAAGGCATATCCATAATGACGGCGTACCTGTTTGTTCTAGCCAAGCCCCCACTTTTAACCTGAGAAACAAAGTCTCCGATTGGGTTTTTTCTGGCAATTTCGGTAGATTGCCCAGGTTTTTTAAACCCTAGAATATTACCTAAGTTGCCACCTAGTGGTAGATTTCTAATGTCCATTTTACGCTCTTCTTATTTTTCTTTGTGATTCTGTCCAAACTTCTTGCTTTGACGCACCAACAAAACGTTCAACTGGAAGAAGCATAGCTGTAGCCCAATCCTCTGAATCAATTTTTCTAAACTGGGTTTTAACGTGTGCGTTCAGGTATTGTTTCACGCATGGGATAGCAGCATTAAATTTAGAGATACCGTCAATAGTAGCCCAAGAGTATTTTAGGCGAGTGGTTTCGTCCATTCTATTGTTAGACCTAAAAACCATCAATTTGTCTAATAGACCTATTCTAAGGTGATATGGCAAATAGTGCATATTCAGCCCAATGAAACCATCTGCAGTTTTTCTAAATGGAAAAACTAGTGGAAACCGATCATAATACGGAAGTTCGTTCTTTAGTTTAGGATCATAACCATACATGTACAAATTCCCTGGAATCAGAGTAGTTGTTAGATCTTCTGGTTTTCCACCCAACACTTTTTGAGGGGTGAGGTTTTGCTTGGTCAACATATTGACCTGTGTTTCGAACCAACCTCGTGATTTTCTTACTGCAGCAGGAAGATCATATTTGTTGCGTTCGAATACATCTAGCAGGGATTTACTTGTACGATTAGGCATTTAATTATTTAGGACTTTAGACCAAGTTCATACTCAGTTATGATCTTAAATTCCCAGCGTCTATCTTTACAATATTCCCTAGCTGCAGACCATTTTGCTTGGTTTTTGATATAGGTCATCGACTCTAGTAGGTATTTTTGAGTATTGCGTCCTGGATAGACTGGCGGTTCAGTCTGTTTGTGTGGTTTGACTTCTACCAAGTAAGTCTTACCGTCCGCTGTCGTTATCTTGAAATCGACAAAATAACGGTGAACTCTACCGTCTGTTGGACATCTGTAGGGTATGATTGTTTCTTCAGAATTCCATTTTACGATAGATGGATTTTTATCGCACCAATTTGCAAATGTGCGTTCCCAAGAAGACCTACAGATAATGTTAGTGTGGTCTCCGACATACTTTTCGGGGAAGATAGGAGTAAACTTTGATTTATGGAACATAAATAACTATTTGGAAGTATAAATAACCACCCCACTTATTTAGAAGAACACAATGGGATTACTAGATAACATCTCTCAGGCGTACACCAACGCCAAATCATCCGTTAAAGGTGCTATTGACAAAAACACCAATGTCAATAGCCGTCAGCCCCCTAATTTGTGGACTGCACGAGGCACAGGCTCTCCATTAGACGACGGAAAATATGACATAAAGAATCACTCTTATCCTAACGATCTGATGGCTGCAGACGGTAGATACGGTGGTAGTTATGTTTTGTTCTATATTAACGTGGCTACGGATTCAAAGTTATTCAAAAAGGGTGATGTTGCTACAGTAGATGACTATCCACCTAGAGATCGTGGAGATCTTGTTGGTATGAATATGTCTAAGGCTGGGTTGGTTGGATCTGGTGCTGGTGTGGCAGCTATCGAGGGTCTGGTTGCTGGTGGTGTTTTAGCTGGCGGCGGTGGTGTTAAGAATACTGTTAAAACCGCAGGTAAAGTTGCAGCCGCAGCAGCTGCTGCTCCTGCTATTGGTCTAACTGCTACTGCATCTTTGGCACCAGACGCAAAACGCTCCCAAAGAAGACTAAAAACTGCTATCGCTCTTCACGTACCGAATCAACTTTCTGTTAGATATGGTGTCCAATGGTCTGAAGATGATACTTCTGCACTAGCTATGGTGAATGCTGGTGGAACGGAAATTATGAAAGCCCTACAAGGCGACAATAAATCAGATGTTAAAGGTGTTGGCGCAGCAGTTATCGCTAACTTATCTCTATCTAAACTACCTGCAAACATTGCTGGCGGTGCATCGGCTGCTCTTGGTCTAGCAGCAAACCCTAAAAAAGAACAAGTGTTCAAGGGTGTTGATTTTAGAACATTTAGTTTTGACTATCAATTTTTCCCAAGAGATGATAAAGAAGCTGCAAACGTATTGAGAATTATTGAAGAATTCAAATACCACATGCATCCAGAATTTAAAGATAACAACAACTTCGTTTACATCTATCCTTCTGAATTCGATATCACGTACTTTGCTAATGGTAAAGAAAACAGAAACTTACACCGTCACACATCTTGTGTTTTGACGAGTATGAATGTTAACTATACACCAAATGGGTTGTTTACCACTTTCCCTAATGGTATGCCTACCCAGATTAATATAACATTAGAATTCCGTGAATTGGCTCTGTTGACAAAAGATAAAGTTAAGAACGGACTATAAAATGTACTTTAAAGAATTTCCAACTATACTATATGATTTTGATGTTAATACAACAACAACGAAAGGGCGCATAGCTAAAGCAACAGCAAACCTTTCTGCAGATGGTGTTGGTTCTGTATCTATATCAGATCAAGGATCTGGTTATACTACTGCTTCTGTAACCTTTTCTCAACCAGAGAATACTGGAGTTACTGCGTCTGCATATGCTGTTATTAGTGATGGGAAAATAACTAACATTATTATGAAAAATGCGGGTGGCGGGTATATTCAACCCCCTACTGTTGTTATCACACCACCTTATGGCAACATCAAAAAACAGACCAAAGCATATGCGTTAACTGATATTAGTAGAAATATTCGTTTCCGTAAAGAAGTTCTGTCTAATATTACCACGTATGAATCTTACGATATAATGGATGGCGAAACGCCTGAGATTATTGCAGAAAAGATTTATGGTAACGCAGAATATCATTGGATCATTATGTTGGCTAATGATATGTATGATTACAGAAAAGACTTTCCACTAACTCAACTTCAGTTAGAAAAGTATGTTTCTGACAAGTACGGCGAAGACGCTGATGATGTACACCATTATGTTAATGAACAAGGTTTTATTGTTAACTCTAACACAAGCGGAGCAGTATCTATTTCTAACAGACAATACGAAGAGTCTGTTAATGAGTCAAAACGCAGAATAAAAATTATTTCTAAAAATATAATTGGCACAATCTTAAACAACTTTAAAGATCAGTTATAATGGAATCTTCTCAAAAAGCTGTACGATTCGCTGGTGATGTATCAATTGATAACGCACAGATAATTACAAGAAACGGGTTTGCGCAAAATATTGCTGCGCAGGTCATTTCCATTCAAATTTTTGAAGACTTGTTTTCTCCATTTATCAGTGGTTCACTAGTAGTTAAAGAATCTCTAGATTATATCAACCTTTTCCCATTCGCTGGAGAAGAAACATTAGATTTACAAATCAGCACACCTTCTCTAGAGAAGGGCAATATCAAGGGTAAATTCTACATCTATAAAATGACAGATAGAGAATTACTTGGGGATAAGAGTGTAGTTTATCAATTACACTTTATTTCTCCAGAAGCTATCATTGATATGAATAAAAAAGTTAGTCGTGTTTTTGGTGATAAACCAGAAGTTGTTATTGACTATCTTACTAAAGATGAAATAAACGGTCTTCAAACAAAAAAGAAAGTTAATGTAGAAGAGTCTTCTAAAACTATTAAATTTATTTCAAATTTTTGGTCTCCGACAAAAGCTATACAATATGTTGTTAATGGAGCAACCAATAAAAAAGACTCACCGAGCTATTTGTTTTTCGAGAACAGAGACGGTTTTAACTTTGTTACATTAGATTCATTATATTCTAATCCAGTGTATCAAGAGTTCGTATATGACCGATATACTCGTGATAATAAACCATCTGGTGGTGACGCAAAGAATGTTGGACAAGACTACAAACGAATTGATATGGTTAGTGTTCCTTTGGGTTTTGACTACATTGATAGAATCAAAAATGGTTTGTTTGCTTCAAAAATTATTTCTTACGATCTAACTAAAAAGCAGTACAATGTAAAACCATTTAATATGTTTGAATACTTTGATGGATCTGCACACCTTAACAAATATAATGTCGCTTCTGAGAAATCTATTTTTAGAACCAATTCTACATTTATAAATTATCCAAGAGCAAATTCAACATTCAGCGGTTTCGGTGATGCTACAAATTACAGAAATGAACAAAAACGCATTTCTATGATAAAGGCTGCAGAAGCTAATAAAATTCAGATTGTTGTTCCAGGAAGATGCGACTATACTGTCGGGCAGAAAGTTAATGTGAGACTTTATAAAGTTGAACCATTGAGTGATAAAGACGAAGATAACTTGGATAAGATGTTCTCTGGCAATTACTTAATTGCTGCAGTTAACCACTATATTAGTAGAGAAAGACATGAGTGTAATATGGAACTTATTAAAGATTCGTTAATGATGAAAGTTGGAGACTAAATGTTTTATACTGGTGTTATTGAAAATAGAATAGATCCATTACAACTTGGTCGTTGTCAAGTTCGTATCGTAGGGTTACACACTCACGATAAAACACAACTGCCAACAGAGCAGCTTCCATGGGCTATGCCAGTACAACCAGTTACATCAGCTGCGATGAATGGTATCGGTTCAACACCGATTGGACCAGTTGAAGGTAGTACTGTAATTATTATGTTTGCTGATCCCGATCAGCAACAACCGATTATGCTTGGTACTGTTGGTGGTATTCCAACAGCCCCTAAAAATATTGAAGATGATGACAGCGTTCTTCCAATCGACGGTGAAACAAAAACTAAAGACATTGTTTTAAGAACTATTGTCGGTCCAGTTACAGGTAAGCAATTAACTTTCTTTGACCCAGAAGAAGGTAAAACTAATCTGACTAGATCTTTAAAAGCCAATATGAAAGTTGTTGGTTTCGGGTTGTCCGATAACTGCTATATTGTTAGCATTGATGGTCCTCTGCAAATAACTATTAGCGAGATAGTTACTGGTTATGGTGAAAATATCTTAACCTTTAATGATCCTCCGACCAATTTAGATGCAGTTAATCGTGGTAACTTAATCGGTGTGCTAACAGATGGTAGCGGGAAACCAGTAACAGATGGAAGTGGACAGCCAGTTAAGGCTGCAGCAGAACCAGCTTCTGCCACTACTGCTGCTACGCCAGCGAAAACTTCTACTAACACATCTATCCCTGTTATACCACCACCAAAATCTACATCAAACCCGTCTAAAGCAACAGAAGGTATTAAAGCACTGATTGCTGCTTGTGATAAAGTAGGATTAACAACTAAAGAACAGAAGTGTGCGTTGTTGGGTATTGCTGGTGGTGAATCTGCGTGGATCCCACAGAACGAAGCATTTACTTATTCAAAATCTCGTATTAAACAGATCTATTCGTTTTTAACAGATGAAGAAGCTGACAAATACTCTGATGCGTCTAAGAAAGGCATCACACGTGAGCAATTCTTCTCAGTCATCTATGGACCAACAAAACGTGGTAAAAATTTCTTAGGTAACCAGACTGATGCAGATGGTGGTAAGTACTACGGGCGTGGATTCATCCAGTTGACGGGTAGAGCTAACTACAAAAAGTATCAAGATATGGCAAACAAGATGGGTCTTAACCTAGATCTTGTTAACAACCCAGATTCTTTGGACAACGATATCAACGTTTCTGCTTTAGTTGCCGCTCTTTATATTAAGGATCGTGTGCCAAAAGGCACTAAAGAAACTGACCATCCTGGATACTTCTATGCGGCGAAAAAGGCTGTTGGTGTAAACTCACCAGACATTGCAGCAAGAAAGCTAGCATTTTATGAGTATTTCTATGGAACACAAGCAACTGGTTCTTTAGAAAAAGATGCAGCTGCACCACCAGCTTCTCCTCCTGCAGAATTCAAAGGAACTCCTGGACCTTCTGCTGAATCTATTAAACGTGGCACAGATAACACAGGTTTCCGTGACCCAAATAACAAGTACCCTCTAAAAGAGTATCTCAATGAACCAGACACTAATCGTTTGGCTCGTGGTATTATTGACGGTACTATTGTACAGAAAAAAGACGCTAATGTCAAAAAGGGTATTCCTAAGGCTTACGGTACTGGCTCTTGGGATCAACCAATGCCACCGTATGGTGCAAAATATCCGTTCAATAAAGTTCTCGAAACAGAGTCTGGTCACATTCAGGAGTTTGATGACACTCCAGGTCAAGAACGTATTCACACATATCATCGTTCTGGCACTTACAGCGAGATCGATGCTAATGGTACTCAGGTAAACTACATCGTTGGCGATAGCTTCACATTGATGGAGCGTAACGGATGTATTCACGTTGCTGGCGAGTGCAATATTACAGTTGAAGGCAACACAAACATCTTTGCAAGAACAGACGCCAATATCGAAGTTGCTCAGAACGCCAACGTGAAGGTTGGTAATAACGTAGATCTTGGTGTGGCTAACGATATCTACATCGCTGCTGGTGGAGACGTTCTTATTAAAGCGGGTGGTCAATTCGGTGTTCAGGCATCTAATATCAACCAGAAAGCCAACAATATGAATATTGAAACTTCTGGAGATATGAACATCCTTTCTGGTGGAACCCTATTTGCAGATTATGCTGAGGGTCAGTTTGGTAATGGCGCATCTGGCGCACCAGATGTAGAGTTGACACCACCACCTGCTGGTGATCCACAAAACCCTACTGTTCCATATCTAATTCCTCCTGAGAGACAATCAGAAGCTCTTGCAGCCAACGAAACTCCAGAGGATTATGATACGCCAGAGGGACGTAGAAATTCTAAAGAACAAGAAAAACAAGGTGTGCCAAACGCACCACCGCCAGTTGCAACAGAAGAAGCTGCACCAACTAAGGGCGCTGCTGGTAAGGACGTTCCTGTTGACTGTAAGATCATCTACACTACCAAGAATTTCACCAACGACTACACAATTTCCAAGAACTTTTCTCTTGGTATGTGTATGGACGGTGGTGTCAACGGTAAACATAAACTGGTTGACCAGATCCTGAAAGAAGGACCAAGTTCTGCGGAGCGTGTGTTCACAGTTCAGGAAATCGTGTGTAACCTTGCTATGTCTGCGCAGAATATCTTAGAGCCTTATGTTGAAATTATGCCTGGAGGTATTGGTGGTTATGGTAAGCAATGGAAGATTACTTCTGGATATCGTCTAAAGGGTGTTGTTCCAACAGAATCTCCTTTCTCAGATCACTGTAAGGGTCATTGTTTCGACGTTGCTCTGCTACTGCCAGACAGAAACAACAAGACATTCCAACTGGTACAACAACTAGAAAAGGCTGTTAAATACGACCAGATTATCTTGGAATACCGTGCACCAGAAGCTGTTTGGATTCACACTGGCTACAAGCCACAGGGTAATAGAAGTATGGCGTTCACTATGGTTAACGACTCAACTTACAAGCGTGACGCAAAAGGAATTCCAGCAGGATTCTTCTTGTTGGATACAATTCCTCCGAAAGCTAAGAAGGCGTAATGGCAGCACTGGCATACAAGGGAGTTATGAGTAAGGGGCAAGATGGATATCCTCCATCTGCTCTTACCAGTATGCAATGCACTAAAAGCTATGTCGGTGGTCAATTAATAGCTGTGGTTGGAGATCAGTTCTCTGACCATGGACCATCTCCACAACACGTTGGCGAAAAACGTAAGGTTTCCGCTGGCGCTAGCAAAACATATTTCGAAGGTAAACTTGCAGCTAGAATCGACGATCCAATAGCTGATGGCGATGCTATCGGTGAGGGAAATGCAAAAACTATTGTAGAGTGACCTAAATAACTAATATGGCAAGAAACACAAGAACATTCTCCGATCTAGACTTCAATTTCACCGCTCACCCTGTGACTGGGGATATTGTGCGTCGATTTGATGAGCAGTCTATTAAAAATGCTCTTAAGAACTTGATTTTAACAGCTAACTATGAAAGACCATTTCATAGCGAGATTGGTAGCCCAATTAAGAGACTTCTATTCGAACCAGCAACTCCGATGTTAGAAGTTATGATGCAGAGGGCTATTGTTGATACGGTAGAAAATTTTGAGCCAAGAGTAGAGTTATTAAACGTAGAAGTTGTAGTTAGTGAAGATGAATACACTGTTTACGTTTCTATTGAGTTTAGAATCATTAACACCACCCAACCTCTAACTCTTGATTTAACTCTAGAGAGAACACGATAATGGCAAATAACAAAAAGATCAATGTCACAGAGCTAGACTTTGATAATATTAAGCAAAACCTTAAAGATTTCTTAAGCGGACAAGAAGAATTCCAGGACTATAACTTTGAAGGTTCTGCGATGTCTGTTCTGCTAGACGTCCTAGCATACAACACCCATTATAATGCGCTGTACAATAATATGGCGATCAATGAGATGTTCCTGGATTCTGCTAGAAAACGTAACAACATTGTATCTTTAGCTAAGATGCTAGGATACACTCCACGTTCTGCTACATGCGCTCGTGCGATGGTTAACTTAATCGTTTCTGGTGGATCTTCTGCACCATCAAACATTACAATTCCTTCTCTGTCACCGTTTACTACTATCATTGAAGGTAAGCAGTATACATTCTATAATAACGGTTCTATCACAGTTAATCGTTCTAGTGCAACTGGAAGCTATACAGTTACTGATGTAGAATTGATCGAAGGCACTCCACTAAATTTCCGCTATAATGCAGCTGAGGGTGTTAGATATATTATCCCTAATGCTAATGTAGACATAGCTACACTTAAGATTCGTGTTCAACAAGCACCAACATCTTCAGTTTACGAGGCTTGGAACAGATCTGATAGCGTTGTAACAGCTACTGCAACTACAAAGGCTTATTGGGTTAAAGAGATCGATGACGGATTGTATGAAGTTACATTCGGCGACGGTCTTATTGGTCGTGCGTTAGAAAATGGTAACGTTGTGCATATGGATTATTTCGTTACTAGTCTTGATGCAGCAAACGGTGCAACGCAGTTTAGTTACAATGGTCCAACAATCCTTTCTGGTGCAAACGTTGCAGTTGTGACAACAAGAGCAGCTGCTAATGGTGACGATAAAGAATCTAATGATTCTATTCGTTTCAATGCTCCAAAGTTCTATGCGGCTCAAAATCGTGCTGTCACTCCAGATGATTATAAGGCTCTAATCTACGCAAACGTCCCAGAGGCATATTCTGTTTCTGTTTGGGGTGGTGAAGATAACAACCCACCAGTTTACGGTAAAACATACGTTTGCATCAAACCAAAGAATGCCACAAAACTAACTACTGTTGAGAAAGCTAATATTGTATCAACAGTACTAACACAACGAAATGTGGTATCTGTTATTCCTGAACTTGTAGATCCAGAGTACATCAACATCGCTCTAGAAGTTAACGTCTATTATAACGAACAAGAAACAACCAAGTCTGCTTCTGAAATTGCCACTCTAGTTCGTCAGTCTATCCTTTCTTACAACGATTCTGATCTACAGAAGTTTGACGGAATCTTCCGTTTCTCTAAGTTAAGCAAGATTATTGACGAGACTGATCCATCTATCGTTAGTAACATTACAAACGTACTTCTTCGCCGTAGCTTGCAGCCAAGATATAACGTTTCCGCTCAGTATCTGGTAAACTTAGTTAACCCTATTTACTATTCTGGCGTTGCTGAACAAGCGTTCACTAGCACAGGGTTTTATATCTCTGGATCACCAGACATTCACTACCTAGAAGATGACGGTAGACAATACGTTCGCTTGTATAAGTATGGTAGCAATGCTACTAAAATTTATGTAGACGATGAGGTTGGAACTATCGACTATGCTAAGGGTATTGTTGATATTAGAAACCTAAACATTGTTGCGCTTGCCGATGTTGACTTTGAAATTTCATTAAAACCGCAGTCTTATGACGTCGTTTCAGCTTTGACCCAGATAGCTCAAATTGCTGTTGATCACTTAAGCGTTAACGCTATTGCTGACAAGACAGCTTCTGGCGACCTACGTGGTGGATATAATTTCGTATTCTCTAATAGCAGATCATAATGATTACTAAACCTAAGCTGTCTTCTTTAGTAGCGTCTCAGGTACCAGAGTTTGTACGCTCTGACTACCAGAGTTTCGTTACATTCTTAGAAGCATACTATGAGTATTTGGAGTCTACTCAACAAAATTTAGAAGATCTTAGAGATCTAGACAAAACATTAGACTCCTTTATTCGCTACTTCAAAAACGAGTTAGCGAGCAAGTTACCATACTCTTCTGTAGATCAGCGTTTCTTGATGGAACACATCAAGGAACATTATGGCGCAAAGGGTTCTGAATCTTCTTATAAACTACTATTCCGAATTTTATTCGGTAAAGAAGTTTCTATTGATTACCCTGCACGACAGATGCTTCGTGCTTCTGATGGTAAATGGAATCAAGACGTTTCTATTTTCTGTAAGATTCTTACTGGTAATCCTAACGACCCTATTGGCAAGATGGTTGATGTCGTTACACCGACTAAAATTATTCGTGTTCTGGTCGATAGAAGACAGTATGTTGAACTCGAAGTTGACCGTGTAGTTGAGGTTGTCGATGGGATTTATGAATACTTCATCGATCGTCGATTCTTCGGTAGTATTGCAGTTGGCGACAGAATTAGATATCGTGACGATGTAAACGGCACATACTTTACTGCTGAGATTTTAGCAACTACTTCTACACTCGAGGTTCAGAAACCTGGATCTGGATTTAAGGTAGGTGGTCTATACAATATTAAAAACTTCGATGGATACGGATCCATCATGAAGGTTGTTCGTGTTGACAGTAATGGTGGTATTCAACAAGCACAGTTTATTAAATATGGCATTGGATACACTACTGATTTCACAACAACAATCTCAGCTACTTCTGGACAGGACGTTGCAGGAACAGCTGGCACTACCATTCAGCGAACAGACCAAGTACAGGGTAACGGAAATATTCTAGTTAACCTTTCTATCACAGATAGAATGGATGGTTTCGCAGAATCTGGTACCATTAATATGACAGATTACTGGACAACGTATGCTGATGGCGCATATGTAGGTCAAGTTATGCGTGAGTTCGGTATTAGTAACGTTGATGCTGCTGCTGTTCTAACAGACCCAGCTATTATTAAGTGTTCTCTTGGTCCTCTAGCAAAATATCCAGGATACTACGTTAATAATGACGGTTTCTTAGATGATGCTATTTACATCCAAGACAGCCGTTACTATCAAGCATACTCATATGTTATTAAGATTGATGAGGCTCTAGACACATATAAAACTGCTGTCAAGAATCTTATTCACCCAGCGGGTATGGCTATTTTCGGCGAGTACGATATTCGTAACGAATTTGATATCAGCCAACAGTTAGAGTGTTTAATTAAGATTCTGAACATCAACGCAAAAGACAGCGTTGCTACTCAAGAAATTGGTATGGCTCTGGACTTAACCAGAACTATGCCTTATTTGAACATCACTAAGTATTTTGATGATCAGTCTCTAAACGGCAATGGTAACGTAGAAGGTAACTTTGTTACTATGCAAGAAATAGGTATAGCTCTCGATGGTACGAGAACTATGCCGTATTTGACTATCACAAAGCCTATTAGTAATACTTCTTTGAATTTTGATGGAGTAGCAGAACTACATCAAGTTACGTTGACTGATGGTGGAGACGTTACTAATTCTACAAGAACTATGCCTTATTTGGATATCACTAAGGTATTCAACGTAAACCACGTTATTAACGATGGAGTTACTACAGACTCTGAGTCTGTGTTCATGGCAGATGAGACTGGTTCTGGATCTACCAGAACTGTACCGTTCTTTGCGCAGACTAAGAATTTGGGTTATGTTGATACAGTCAACACCCACTTAAATTTTGATGGTGTATTTGACTCAGAGTCTATTTCTCTGGTAGAAAACGCTATTGGATATGGTTATGGAGGATTGGTTCGTATAGGCGTGGAAACATGGTCTATGACTAAGACTCTTTCTGCTGGTCACCTAATTAATGACAATGTAACAGCAGATCCTGAGAGTGTTACACCTCTCGACACAGATGCTTCTAGTGCATCTGACCTAAATAGAACGACACCCGCAATTTCTTTAACCACGACATTCGGTCTTCTTCTAAACGATGGTGTTACACCCGACACCAACGTAGCTGCTGCCACAGACAGCGGTGGCACTTTGGACTTAAATCCATATGCAGAAGCTGGTTGGTTCTTGAATGATGGTGGGTTGTTTGTCGGCAACCCAATCGTATTCTCGGGTTAATTAAACGAATAGGAGATTTTTATGGAACTTCAAGATACTGGTATCAAAATGATCGGTGATGTAAACATCAAGATTTTTGGTCAAGACGGCTCTCTGAAAGAAGAGAGACAAGTTAAAAACTTAGTAGTTAGCGTTGGTAAGACTTACATCGCTAACCGTATGCAATCTAACAGCATACAAAGCGTTATGAACACTATGGCTATCGGTACTAGCTCTGCTACGCCAGCAGTTGGTAACACAACTCTGGGTGTTGAAGCTGGTCGTGTAGCTCTGGCTTCTTTCTCTGCTTCTTCTAACCAAGTCACTGCTACTGCTACTTTCCCAGCTGGTACAGGTACTGGTGCTATTACCGAAGCAGGCATCTTCAACCCAGCAAGCGCTGGCGGTGCTGGTGGTAACATGCTTTGTCGCACTACTTTCCCAGTCGTTAACAAAGCAGCTGGTGACTCTATTGCTGTTACTTGGGTTATTACAGTAAGTTAATTTTCAGGGCTACTAAATGGCAACTTCAGCGCTATTGAAGTCTCCACTTCACAATTCTGTTGCTCAGGCGTTATACGACGAGATTCAGAATAGAAATGCGAGATATTATTACTTCCTAGGTAGAACATTGACTTGGGATGATGATGCTTCACCACCTTTCCCAATCGATAGTTTCGATTACGAATTAAAAACTCGTAATGAAATTATCACTATGAAAGAAATTAAGTCAACCGATGTTGCATTCGTAACTAATCGTGTTGACTGGATTACTGGACAAGTTTGGGACATGTATGATGATCAATATAGTGATGAAGTCCAAGGTATTAACCTGATTTCTGGTGGATACGGATATTCTGACCCACCAACTGTAACAATTTCTGGTGGCGGTGGCACTGGTGCTGTAGCGGTTCCAGTTATTTCTGACGGTGTTATCATTTCTATCGATATGGTTAACCGTGGTAGAGGATATACCTCTGCACCAACAGTTACTATCACTGGAGGTGGTGGCGAAGGTGCTTCTGCTACAGCTAGTGTTAAGATCGCCTATTCTGGCGCACAGAGATTAGAAGACATTAAGTGCATCGTTATGACAGACGAGTACAACGTGTACAAGTGTCTGGATAACAATAACAATGCAGTCTCAACATACAAACCAATCGGTACTGTTGTAGACCCAGTTATTATGCCAGATGGCTACATGTGGAAATACTTGTATAGTATTCCAATTGCGCTTCGTAATAAATTTTTGACAGACGTTTATATGCCTGTCGTTAATGCCTTACGTGGACAATTCTATTCTGGCGGTGAGATCCTAAACGTAGTTTTAGAAAACAACGGTCAAAATTACACGTTCGCCAACATAGTTGTTTCTGGTGATGGTTATAGAGCTAGTGACCCTCTTGTTTTGCAGAACGTTCAAATTAGTGTTCCTGGTACTGGTTATACCAGTGGTGCAACTTGTACCATTGAACCACCATTCGCTGGCGCTAACGTATGGACTTCTGGTGTTGCTATTCTTATTGGACAGAAAGTTGAATACAATAATAATTTGTATGAAGCAACTATGTCTGGTACAATGGCATCACCAGCACCAACACACAAGTCTGGTATTGTTGCAAACGGTTCTGCTCTATTAAAGTATATCGGTACTCGTGCAACTGGCACTGTTGTTACTAATGCTGGTCAGGTTACTGGTATTACCCTAAATGGATCTGTCTTCGAGATCCTTGTAACTAACCCTGGTTCTGGTTATACATCAGCACCAGCGGTAAATGTTACTAATGGCGGTGGATCTAGTTTTGTTGGACAGAGTGTTATGCGTGGAACTGGTGTTTCACGAGTGACTATCTTAGATTCTGGTAATAATTACACTAGCGTTCCTACTGTCACATTCGGAACTCAGTGGTCAGAAACAACAGCATACACAGTAGGACAACAAATTTTTGCAGCCAATCGTTTGTACACAGTTACTACATCTGGCACTTCTGGTTCTACTGCACCTACACATATTACTGGCGCTGCAAGCAACGGTACTGCTATCTTAACATATGTTGGTTCACCAGCTACTGGAACCGCTTCTTTGAAGTATGGTTCTGGTTATTCTGTTCTTCCAGCAATCACTATTCAAGCAACATCTGGTGGTTCTGGAGCCAAAGCATATTTCGTTGGTGTTAAATCTGAAGCTAAATTGATTCCTATTTTATCCAACGGACAAATCGTAGGTGTTCAGATCGATGATGGTGGCGTAGGTTACACATACGCTAACATTAGTGTTACTGGCGACGGTACTGATGCTTCTCTGAGAGCAGACCTGTCTCCAGGTGATATTAACACTCTACAAGCCAACACAGAACTACTAACGATTGACGGCAGAATTATGGCGTATGACGTTATTTCTGGCGGTTATGGATATGGAACTAATCCTACAATCACAATTGAAGGTGATGGAACAGGAGCAACAGCACACGCTATTGTTCAAGGTGGTGCTATCAAGAAGATTGTAGTAGATGGATATGGTCAAAATTATCGTTGGGCTAAAGTCACCATTGAAGGTGGTGGTCAAGGTGCCAAAGTAAGACCGATTATGGCTCCATATGGCGGACATGGTAAAGACCCTATTGTTGGATCTTTTGCTAGAACACTTATGTTCTACACAAACATCTCTAAAGACACAAACCAAGGTTTTAATGTAAACAACGACTTCCGTCAGCTAGGTATTATTAAAAACCCAAGACAATTTGGATCGTATGGAAACCTTAAGAGTTCTTTAGCATCAGCTTGTTATGTTTTGAATGGTTCTATTTCTGAGTCGTTTACACCTGATATGTTAATTACAATGGGTAGTTCAGATGGTCCACGTTTCAGAATTGTTTCTAAAACATCTAATGGTATGTTAGTTCAGTCTATTGATAACGCTGTACCGCAAGTAGGTAGTATTTTCTTAAATCCAGCTTCAGTTGCGTTCTCTGTATCTGGTGTAACACCACCAACAGCAGATAAATATTCTGGGCATTTGCTGTTCATCGACAACAAACAAGCGTTTACACCAACAGCAGATCAGACAGTTACACTAAGAACTGTCATTAAATTCTAATAAATAAGAAATAACATAGAAGAGTAAAAGAATGATCGATTTCAACACAGAACCGTATAATGACGACTACGACGAGAATAAAAAATTCTATCGTATTCTCTATCGTCCTTCGTTCGCTGTACAGGCTCGTGAACTTACTCAGATGCAGACGCTTCTGCAGAAACAAATCTCACGCCATGGTAGCGCTATTTTTAAACAGGGTGCGATGGTTATCCCTGGACAGTGCTCTATAGAAACTGTCACACAACCAAACCAAGGTGCTGATTATGTTAAGCTACAAGTTAGCTATAATGGTGTAGCAGTCCAAACATTCATTTCTGCTCTGCAAGGTGCAACTATTGTTGGTACTAGCGGTGTTACTGCTACTGTGATTAAAGCACAGGATGCAGAAGGAACAGACCCTACCACCTTGTACGTTCGTTACACTAGCGGTGGCACTAATAACACAACAAAGACGTTTTCAAACAACGAAGTTATTCAAACTGAAGATGGAATATATTCTTTCCAAGCTGCAACAACCGATGCAACTGGTAAGGGTTCTCTTGCTACCATTCAACGTGGTGTTTACTATGTTAACGAACACTTTTGTTTAGTCGAAGAACAATCTATTGTTCTAGACAAATATTCTAATACCCCTACTTATCGTATTGGTTTACATGTATCCGAAGGTGTTGTTACACCAGAACAAGACGAGACATTGCTAGACAATGCACAGAACAGCTACAACTTTGCTGCTCCAGGTGCACATCGCTACTATATCGATCTAACTCTAACTAAACTTGCAGTTGACGCAACTTCAGATTTAAACTTTATTGAGTTAATTCGTGTTGATAATGGTAGAATTAAAACTATTGTAGATAAAACAGAGTACTCTCTATTAGCTGATGAGTTGGCTCGTCGTACATACGACGAATCTGGCGATTACACTGTTCGTGATTTTGCAATTGATCTTCGTGAACACCGTAACAACAATCGTGGGCAGTGGCAACAGAACACTGCTTATATCTCTGGCGACATAGTAACTAATGCTGGAAACATTTATGTAGCTAGAAATTCTGGCTCTTCAGTTACAACTGCTCCAGTTCACACTACTGGCACTGCATTTGATGGTCCAGGTTCTACTGGTATTAGATGGGAATGGACAGTTTCTCCTGTTTACAATCGTGGTATCTATCGCCCAGAAGACGGTGGTGATGAATCTAAACTTGCAGTCGGTTTAGAACCAGGAAAAGCATATGTCCGTGGTTACGAAATTCAAAAAGATTCTACTACATACATTGCCGTTGAAAAAGCTCGTGACTATGACCAACAAACAGGTGCCATTATCCAACCTACTGTTGGCAACTACGTATTGGTCACTAACGCTAATAACTTACCTCCGATAGACACATACGAAACTGTTAAACTGTATGACCAAGTTACTGGTACTGCAGTTGGCACTCAAGTCGGCACTCAAGTTGGTACTGCTCGTGTTCGTTTTATGGAATGGAACAGCGGAAGTTCTTTCGGTTCTGGCGCAGTTTACAAGCTAGGTCTGTTTGACATTCAGATGAATCCAGGTAAGGATTTTAACAGAACAGTTAAGTCTTTCTATTACAACATCAGTGGTGACCCAAACTTATCTTTCACAGCAGATATTAATCCAATTGCATCTGCTCTAGTTGGTTCTATTACTGCTTCTGCTGGAGCAGTAACTGGAACTGGTACATCGTTCCAAACTGATCTAGTTTCTGGCGATTACATTATCGTTGATGGTGTTATGTACCGTGTTACTGGTGCACCATCTTCACAAAACTCTATTACGCTAAACACAGGAACGTTTACTGGTAAAGCCTTCTCATTGGCTACTACGCAACTGTTCGAGACTCAGAACACTGGTTTAGTTTTCCCACTACCAAACTATGCGGTTCGTTCTAACAGATCAGCAGGAACATCTGGTATCAACAATACCACATACATTTGCTATCAAAAATTCACACAGAACGCTTCTGGTACAACACTGTCCCTAAGCACTTCTGGTACATTTATGCCAGCTTCTGGCATTACAAACTACATCGTAGTGGATAATGACGTTGCAGCTGGTGGCGCAGTTATTCAACCAGTTAGCATCGTACCGTTAGGTTCTTCTGTAACTATTACACTACCATCTGCTCAGTCTGGTCGTTCAATGACAGTCATTGCAGCGGTTCAACGTAATGGTTCTGGTTACGAGAAAAATAAGACTTTGACCACAGTGACAGAACAGTTTAACACTGCTTCTCTTGCACAACAAGCATCATTGATTCTTGATAAAGCTGACGTATTCCGTATCACAAGCATCAAGATGGCTGGTGGTACTGCTTTCCAAGCAACTAATGCTACTTTAGCTTCTAACCTATTCACATTAGACATTTCTGATCGTTTTGACTTTGATAATGGTCAGCGTAGCACTCACTACGACTGGGGTCGCTTGAACCTAAAACCATCGTTCACTATTCCATCTGGTCCAGTTCAAGTAACGTATGAATACTTCGAGCATAGCGTTGGTGATTACTTTGACGTAAACTCTTACAGTACTATCGATTACAATAAGATTCCCGCAGTATTGCGTGATTCTTTAGACTTCCGTCCACGTGTAGCTAACAAGTCTTCTGGCTCTGTCAAGAGTTTCAGCGGAACAGGAGCCTCTTTAACTTCTATTCCTAAGCGTGGCGAGAACATCTCTTCTGACTACAGCTACTACTTCTCCCGTAAGGATAAAGTAGCGGTTGATTTTAATGGTAAGTTCTTTAGCATCAAAGGCGTTCCTTCTATCGATCCAGGTGAACCACAAGACCCAGCATTGGGTATGGTGCTGTATAGCTTGTCTCTAGAACCATACACTTACTCTACTAACTCTGTATCAGTTTCTAAAGTAGAGAACAAGCGTTATACGATGCGTGATATCGGTAAACTAGAAAACCGAATCAATAACCTAGAATACTACACTTCTCTTTCTCTGCTAGAACAGGAAACTCAGTCTCTGAAGATTACTGACTCTAAGGGTCTAGACAGAATGAAGAACGGTTTTATCGTTGACAACTTCAGCGGTAACAACGTTGGTAACTCTAAGTCTGTGGATTACTTCTGCTCTGTTGATATGGAGAACAATCAGCTTCGTCCATATTACACAATGCACAACGTCAACCTGATCGAGAAGAACTCTAACGATAGCCAACGTACATCTTCTAAGTATCAGTTGAATGGTGATATTATCACTCTACCGATCATCGAAACTCCAGTTCTAATCAAACAAGAATATGCTTCTCGTTTGGAGAATATCAACCCATTCGCTATCTACACATTCTTAGGTAATGTAGAAATCAACCCACCTTCTGATGACTGGTTCGAGACTAATCGCTTACCAGATATCATTCAACAGACTGAAGGTAACTACAGCATGATCCGTGATTTGGCGATTCGTGCAGGTATTGTGGGTGAGGGTGGTTTCGGTACATTATGGAACCCATGGGAAACTGAATGGATCGGTAAACCAGTAACTGTTGGAAACAACACGTACTCTGCCGATCGTCGTTCTGGTGATGGCGGTGCTGCTTTGGATGCTGCTTTTGGTCTTGGACCAGACGCTCCAGGATGGGCTGCTCGTGTAGTTACAACTGAAGTACAGGCAACTGCTATCGGACAGTCTCGCACTGGTGTTCGTTCTACTCTTCAAACTAAGACAGATTACGAACAAGTTGCAGACCGTACAGTCTCTACTGCAGTTATCCCTTACATTCGTTCTAGAAACGTATTGGTTCAGGTCAAAGGTCTGAAGCCACAAACACGTTTCTATGGTTACTTCGATGACATCGATGTTAACTCTTACATCACTCCAGCGACTAAGATTGTTTACACTGCAGGCACTGGAACATTTAACACAGATACTAACGTTGGTGGTTCTTCTTCTGAAGTCAAGCGTCGTATCGCTGGAGACTCTCAAGTCTGTTTGAATCGTGGTGATGTTATCACTACTTCTAACAACTCTGGTTCTGCTGTAGTTGTTGGTAAATCTGTCGATCCAGACACTGGCGCTCTAGTTCTTGATGTTGTTAATGTTATTGGAACGATTGTCAATGGACAAGCATTCACTGGTTCTATCTCTGGTGCTACTGGTACAGTAGTTTCTGTTACAACCGCAACTACTCTTGTTACAAACAAACAGGGTGCTGTAAACTTCTTGTTCTACATCCCAAATACGGATTCTGTTCGTTTCCGTACTGGCGCACGTGAATTAAAGTTGATCGATGCTTCTACTTCTACTGGTCAATGGACTAGTCGTGGTCGTGGTATCTATCGTGCAGAAGGTATTCTAGAAACTAAACAATCAACTATTAACGCTGTTCGTAACGCAGAAATCGTTAAAGAAGTTATTGGTCCGAACGATGACCCAGCTGCACGCCAGACAATCTATCAAACTTCTGAGCGTGTTGTTTCTGATACAGGTTGGTATGATCCACTTGCTCAATCATTCTTGGTTCAGCAAAAAGGTGGTGCATTCCTAACTGGAGTAGACATCTTCTTTGCTAGCAAAGATGACCGCATTCCAGTGACTCTAGAAATCCGTGAAATGGTTAATGGAACTCCAGGTAAAAACGTTCTTCCATTCAGCCGTGTTACTCTAGATCCATCACAAGTTAGCCTATCATCTAATCTAGTGACTATCGGAGACGATACTGCGCAGTATCCTAAGTTTGATACTCCAACTCGCTTCAACTTTAAGACTCCAGTCTATGTTCAAGACAATGGTGAGTATTGTTTTGTGTTGCAGTCTGATTCTAATAATTATCAGGTTTGGATCTCTCAAGTTGGTGATGAAATCCCAGGAACTTCTGGAAGAACAATCTCTCAACAGCCATATGCTGGCGTGATGTTCAAGTCTCAGAACGCTTCTACTTGGACTGCAGATCAGAACCAAGACATTAAGTTCACCATCTATCGTGCTAAGTTTGATACTAGCGTTGTCGGTAACATCGAATTTGTTAACGATGTCCTACCATACGATAAGATCGAACAAGACCCTATTCAGACTGTTGCTGGTTCTAACACTGTTCGTGTTTGGCACTATGCCCACGGTATGTATGCAGGTTCTCGTGTAAACATCAAGGGTGTTCCTTCTGCAGTTAATGGTATCCCAGCAGCAGAATTGAATGGTGAAAAGGTTATCGTCTCTATGGACGCAAACAGCTACACATTCACAACTATCAGCAATGCTACTGGTAGCGGTTATGGTGGTGGCTCTGCAGTCTATGCAACTAGAAACGTGACATATGACCTGATTAATCCTTCTGTTCAGATGCAAACATTCTCTGACACCAAGGCTAACTTCTCTATCAAGACTACTTCTGGTAAAGCTATTGATGGATCTCAGACACCATATGTTGCAGAAACAACCTTTGTACCTTGCTTAGTTAAGCAGAACAATTCGTTCCAGTCTCCGAGAGTTATCGCCTCTGAGATTAACGAGAACACCTCTATGGGTGGAGCTAAATCTATAACATTCTCTGCTCAGATTTCTACTAGCAATGATGCGGTTTCTCCAGTTATTGATACTGCTCGTACTAGCTTGGTTGCAGTCTCTAACAAGTTGAACTGGCCAACTGAGTCTAATACAAATATTGCTGCCCTAGATCAGAAGCAACTATTCACTGGTGCAACTGGTGCGTATAACTTCAACTCTACTGGTTTCACTTCTACAAACGCTACAGTTCGTGGTTTTATGGCTGGTATCGGTATCGGACGCTACGTGACTATCGCTTCTGCTACAACAGCAGGTAACAACGGAACATTCCTAGTTACTGGATACACAGATGATGGTTCTACTGGCACTATCACTCTTTCTGGATTCAGCGGAACTAGCGAAGCAGCAGCTTCTGGAACTTCTGTTGCGGTTCGTGAGCAGTTCTTCGATGAAATCACTCCAGAAGGAAGCTCTACTCTAAGCAAATACGTGACAGCCCCAGTTAAGTTTGCAAACCCATCTACATACCTACGTGTAAAATTTGCTGCAAACATTCCTTCTGAGTCCGACGTTCTAGTTTATTACAAAACTTGCTCTGGAGATAGCAAGCAATTGCAGACCACTAAATATACACTGTTGACCCCAGATTCTACTTTACCTAAGGTAGAACTAGGTAATACAGCGTTCTCCGACGTTAACTATACTCTGACAGGTATGGCTGCGTTTGATAGCATTGTTGTTAAGATCGTAATGCGTTCTACAAACAGCAGCGCTGTACCATTAATCAAAGATTTAAGAATTATCGCTTGCCCGTAATGGAATATTTGAAAGTTCAGGGACATAGTGGCTTAGTTAGAGAAATCTCTAGCGGAGCCATTATCAACACGAATAAAACAGAATATGAAGAATATATGGAGAGAGTAAGGTTAGCCCAAGAACAGGAAAACTTACTTTCTCAACATACGGCTGAGATAAATAATATAAAGAATGAGTTGCAAGATATCAAACATTTGCTATTGCAACTCATCAATAAAGGTTGAAAAAGGATCCTAAATGTCAAACATTTCAGCACCTTCAATTACGTTAAGAGCTACCAAAGGTAGTCCATTAACGAACGCCGAAGTTGATGCTAATTTTACTAATATTAGTAATGCAATACAGACAGGCTTAACTGCAGCTGCCTACACTGCAGCCGATGTTTTAAACAAAATTAAAACTGTCGACGGTGCTGGTTCTGGGTTGGATGCTGACTTACTAGATGGCTGGTCGCAGGATACTGCTAATACGGTTAACACTATTGTTCGTCGTGATGCTTCTGGTAATTTTGCAGCTAATAATATCACTGCTGCATCGTTTTCTGGCACATTCTCTGGCGTAGCTGCTATAACTAGCGGTTCTATCACATTAACCACTTCCTTGGGTATTGGTTCTGGTGGTACTGGTGCGACTACTGCAGCAGGTGCACGTAATACTCTAGGTTTGGTTATCGGCACAGACGTTCAAGCGTATGATGCCGAACTAGCTGCCCTAGCGACAGTTACATCTGCAGCGAATGCATTACCATACTTTACTGGTGCTGGTACTGCCACAACTACTACTCTTTCTGCATATGGTCGTTCTCTAATTGACGATGCTGACGCAGCGGCTGCTCGCTCTACCTTAGGTGTAGTTATTGGATCAGACGTTCAACCATTTGACTCTAAACTTACTTCTATTTCTGGCTTATCTGCAGCTAGCAGAGGGTTTATCACCAAGAATGGTGATTCAACAACTGTTGTTAGAAGTATCGTTGGAACCGCTAATAGAATCGTAATAACTAACGCTACTGGTGCGGATGGAAACCCAACACTCGACTGCGGTGCTGACGTTCCTTCTTTAGCTGGCAACAACACATTTGCTGGCACTACCAACTCTTTCGTTAACTTAACTGCTTCTGGTAATATCACAGGCGCAACAGTCAATACATCTTCAGATGCAAGACTCAAGCAAGAAATTCAAACAATAAATAATGCAGTAGATGTTGTTAATTCCCTTCGTGGTGTTTCTTACATCAAGAATGGTAAAGCTGAAATTGGCGTTATTGCCCAGGAAGTTGAAGAACATCTTCCTCAAGTAGTTAGCGAAGGTCAAGATGGGTTTAAGAATGTTGCTTACGGTAACATTGTCGGTTTACTCATCGAAGCTATCAAAGAACAACAAAATACTATTAACGAGCTAAATGCTCGTCTAGAAAAACTGGAGAAATAAAATGGGAATCGCTGCAACAGGATTTAGAATTTCTGGCGGCACCGACCTGAACGGTGTGCTGTGGGGTTATGGAGGTTATTACAACAGAACATTTACTGAAGGCAACGGTAACTGTGGATGGAACTGCGCATGTAACGCATGTAATAGCGCATGTAACTGTAACTGCGGTAACTGTGATGCTGCTGATAATGCTTTGAACGTGGTAACAACAGACTACCGTATTGACATTTTCCGTAACACTGGTCAAGGTGCACAAACATCAACAGATGGTATTCGCCCAGATACACAAGACGGAACGCCAACGATGGCTTTGTTTAGATGGTATCGCACAAACTGTAACTGTAACTGCGCATGTAACTGTAACTGCGCATGTAACTGCGCTTGTGACTGCACTTGCAAATAATCGGAGAAATATAAAATGACAATTGTAACAAAACTTGAAAATATCCGCTATGTAGGCTCAGTTGCAGACGGATTGGATGGCGCTAGACAATTAACTGATGATTCTGGAGAATCTTACTTCAATGACAATTATGTATTTGATGTTAAGTATAATTTTCAATCTAATTCTCTGGACTTGGTAGCGAAACGCAAAGAAAGAGACAATGATCTATCAGAAGAGAAAGACTTACGAGCAGAAACAGTTCCTGTTGAACTGATCGTTGTTGATAGTGTTAGTTACACTAACGCTGATTTCCCAGAAAAAGAGCTAACTTTTGGTCTGATTGAATTTGATGTAGCTACTGAAAAATTCAGATTTGCTGACATTTTACAGATGCCAGAAGCTAAGACAATTGGACCTCTGCGAGCAGTAGCACAACGCTACAACAAAGATTTGATCTTGATTGCTGGTATTCAGTGTCACGACAAGTTCGACTTCGACAAAGCATTTATTACATTCAGAACTACGCACAATATGAATGTGCTTAATACTGAACAAGAATTGACTATTATGGAAGTTCCTCATATTTCATTAGAAGGTAAACCATATGAGAATGTAGAACTACACCGTCAATATATTCTTAAGTATATCTTTAATCATATTAACTTTGAAATTGCTGGTGCTACTATTGAAGAATGGTTTCCAAACTTCCAGTTTGGACACTCAAACTGCAATGAAACTAATGGACGCCAAAACAATGCGTTTAGAACCTCTTTGGCAGCTGATCAAATTCATACAGTAAAAGTTAAGTGCTCTAAACATTTCAACAAAGAGTCTATCAATAGATATGATGTTGTTTTGACCAATGGCTTCTGTAATAGATCTCGTTTAGAACTGAAAGATGGTTCAGAAGTTAACATTCAATTAGATTTTTCTGGTCTTGAGGCTGGTGAGGTCACTAAACTGAAGTTGAACTTGGGTGACATGACTTCTTATGCAGAACTGTATATAACACTAGTGTAATAAACAGACTCTGTTATAAATAGCCCTTAGGAGACTAAGGGCTATAATCATTATGAAGACAATTTTCAACACTCTTGCTGACACTTATCGTTTGAACAATAATCTAGTCAAGCCAGCGAGAACCAATCACATTTATAAGTTCAAGATTTCTGTAGACTTCTCTGCTGACGTTGATGAAGCATTTACCAAGTATGGGTCTTATGGGTTCAGAAGTTCACAAGGTGAGTCTGATGCGTACAAGTCTCTATCTCTAACATATAATCCAAACATTGCAGTTGACCAGCACAAGTCAACACTTGGCACCGAGAAGCTAACTGTTCAAGAGCAGTACTACGCCGATAAACAAAAGTTCGACAAGCTACAAGGTGGTGCTAACAGTTATTATGATTCTTATGGGTTCAACCAGAGAACTGACGCATCAAAGATAGGCAAATTGGGCGAGTTCTTAGATTCTTGTAACAGAACGATGATCAGATCTCGTATATCAACAATACCCGCAAAGCGAGTTGAAACAACTGCGTTCTCGTATATGTGGCATCGAGATGAGCCTGTTTTTGAGAATTTGAGATTTAATATCCCAGTAACAAGCGATTCAAACTATCTGTTCCAGCTTGAGACTAAATTTATGAAACCATTTCCTCAGTCGCCATTTATGGTAACTGAACATCTAGATCTCGGGTATGGCTACTCTTGGGATACAAATAAACCACATCGTGTATTCGCAGATAACCTCAGCGATATTGAGAGAACCAATATTGTCCTCGGGTTTAGCCCTTGGTTTGATTTTGTAGATGATGAGTGGATTCCAAATGAGTTCTTTGGAAAGAAACATCCACTAGACATGTTAGTTGATGGTGATGTGATCCCAACTAAATATATTGAATTCGTAGAATAAGGTAGATTATGCAAATTTCACACAACCACGCCGTAAGAGGATTACAGATCTTTAACCACTTATTATTTTTAGGTGGTCTTATATTTGTGTTTACGACTGCAGCATATGATTATCTGTTGATTGCATTACTAACTTATTGGGTTATTGGTATTCTTGGGATTAATATTGGATACCATCGTTTATTATCGCACCGTTCTTTTAAAACACATCCATTATTTGAAAAATTATTTTCCATTATTGGAGTGATAACAACAGTCGGTTCTCCGTTAGCGTGGGTAGCTGTTCACAGACACCACCATCGTGCCACAGAAAAACCCAATGATGTACATTCACCGTATCAATTAGGATGGTGGCGTGCTTGGTTTGGTTTCTGGAATTATGAGGGTATTGAAATGAAACTGATCCGTGATATGAGAAGAGATGAGTTTCAAAAGAATATGCACAAGTATTATTTTTACATCATTGCTGCATATTGCATAATTTTAGCATTAATAAATCCATGGTTAGTTATTTTCGCTTATGCTATTCCAGCTTCTTTATGCTTGCACTCAAGTTCAGCAATTATTGTTATAGCGCATATTCACGGATATAAATCTCATAAAATTAATGATGAGTCAAGAAATAGTTGGATCGCCAACTTAATAACAATGGGCGAGGGTTGGCACAATAATCACCATGCTAAACCATATGCTTGGAATAATTGGGAAAAATGGTGGGAGTGGGATATTCCGTCATTAGTCATTAGAGTGATTAAAAAATGAAATTCGGTAAAAACTTTTTTCTAATTTTCTTACCATTACACGTTCTTGCTCTTGTGGGTTTATATTTTGCGCCCACCAATTTGCTTGCTCTGTTTGTGATATGGTTTCTTATTGGCGTTATTGGTAATGGAGTAGCAGCCCATAGATACTTTGCGCACGGGCAGTTTAGATGTTCAACGCCAACTAAATGGGTACTGGGAATTCTTGCAACTCTTGGTGGTATTGGTCCAATTAGTTATTGGATGATTCAACACAAAACCCATCATATACGTGCTGATACTGAGAATGACCCTCACGACCCAAATAAGGGGTTTTTGTATACTATGTATTCTTGGACATTTCCTCAAGGGAGTAATGAGAAACAGTATATGCGAGAAAGGTTTGCTAAGAGATTAGCGATCAACATCTCTAAAGATCCATTCTTAGCATTTTTTCACAAATACCATTATACAATCATCTATAGTTTTTGTATTATCCTAGCAGTGGTTAACCCAGTGTATCTATTTCTATATGGTTTGGCATATTGTTTAGATTTTATAAGGCTTGGATTAGTTAACTACTTCTGCCATGGAAGTGGTTATAGAAATCACCAAACTGAAGATAAGTCTACCAATAACTTTTGGCTTGGTATATTTGGTATGGGGTTTGGGTGGCACAATAATCACCATGCATCTCCAGGTAAACTTATATTGTCTGAGAGATGGTGGGAAATTGATATTGAAGGTTATTTGGGCAAGGGATTTTCGTACTTATAATACGATTCTGGCATAGTGTCAAATTTTCTATGTTCTGGCTTTAAACATAAAGACATAATCACCATATCTGATGGTGACTTCATATCTCCGAAGAATATAGAATTAAACAAAGCATAATTAGATTTATTACCCTCTAAAACAATTTCATCGTAAGTCATAGTATATCTACTAGTCATTTTAGCCTGAACCAAGTATTTTGTTATCCCATATTTCAGAGGTCTTGCTAGATAGAAATTATAAAGTTTATTGTCTTCCATAACTTCGCAGCAATTATCCAGTAATTGTATTACACCAGATTTAGAAAAGTGTCTATTAGTATTTCTTGTTGTCCAGTATGCTAATTGCCAGAATGGAATTCCTAAAATAACCTTTGCATGTAAAAATGAAATTAGGGTTTCCCCGTCAAACCATCCAATAATATAATTGTTTTCAGCATCAAGAGATCTAAGTGTATGTGAAATTATTTTTTGATTTCTATACTCAGATTTAACAGTCTTTACAGATTTTTCATGAGAATTAATAATATCAATAATTTGAGACTCGTGCTCTTTCGTTAAAACTTTTATCATATATTATCTCCAAATACAAGAATCTTTATACTTAACTACGCTTCGGCTAAACAAGTCAGCCAATTTACTAGAATTTATTTTTTTGAAGAATACTGAAAGAACTATTCTGTCACATTCTGGTTTTGCGTTTTTTTCAACCCCATGACATCCTCTGACTGAGTTAAGCATGAATGGAAATTTTCCTTTATTGTTTTTAACAATAAATTTGTCATTAAAGTTGTAAAATTTTGTTAAGTCATTTTTGGTCGTTACGCCATTAGATGTAACAAACGTTGTAGGTCTTTCCTCTAAGTCAGTATAGCTTGGATAGAAGTATAAGTTTGCTCGATCAGGTTCGTTAGTTAAATATATCCTAAATCCAAAATAAGGATCTGGATCAGTGTGTGGGAATGCTTCAACATTTTCTTTTTGAACAAGTAGCTGCGCAACAGCAATTTCTTCTAAAGAGTCTATTGGAAATTCTAATAGATAGTTAGTTAGTTCTGGAAATTTTTCGTCAAACTTATTAAACCAACCATCATACATTCTGCTTCTAACCCAAGCAGTTTTCCAAGGATAATGGACATTTGCTTGTTTTGCGAAACGGTCGGAGCCGCCACGATCTAGCGGTCGTTCTATTAAATTCGTCGCTAATAATTCGTTGGTTTCGTGTACATATTTTTCTAATGCTTGCTGGTCTATCTTTGGAACCTCTGGTAACGCTAATCTGCAATACAATAAATTTTTGTATGGCGATAGCAAATCCATATCCAAAGGATGTTCGCAGTAGTCAATGTTAAACGTTGTCATTTAAATGGTGATAAATAGTAGGTAAAATTTATTTATGTTAAATTATAGGAGTTTTTTATGTCAGCATTTCAATTAGTAATGCGTGGTTCGAATGATGTTGAGCAGATCATGGTCTACGACCCAATGACTTCTGAGATGTATTGGGAAGAGACTTCCGATAAGCCAGACTTAACAGTTATTTCGCCTAACTTACAGTATAATGTAAACCTCAAGGTATGGCGTCCAGCGCCAGTTACCAACCCATCCTCACCAGAAACTCATGGTAAAAAAACAAAGTCTGTTAAGATTTTGAAGATTACGATGGGATTAAAGTGCAACTTTGCTTGCTCTTATTGTAACCAAGCACACCAACCGCATGATCCAGTCGGTGGTCCAGAAGATGCTGAAGAATTGGTTAATAAGATTCGCAATAACTTCAATATCAGTAAATACGATAAAGTTCGTATTGAATTTTGGGGTGGCGAACCAATGGTGTATTGGAAAACTCTGAAGCCTTTGGCAGAGAGAATTCGTGACTTCTTCCCAAATGCGTCATTCAATATGGTCACTAATGGTTCTTTACTGGATAAAGAAAAGGTTAAGTGGCTCAATGATTTGGCGTTCAGTATCGGAATTTCTCACGATGGACCTCTTCATGCGCAAAACCGTGGTCCTGATCCACTAGACGACCCTCAAATGCGTGAAGGTATTGTAACAGCCTTAAAAGTTATGGGTCAAAATCGAGTAGGGTTTAATGCAGTGTTGACTCGAGAGAACGTCTCTCTTGTTGCAGTTCGTGACTTTATTTGGGAGAAGCTAAAGCCTGAGATAGAACAAGGGCAAATTCACGTAACTACTGAAGAGTTGATGCTCCCTTACGATGAATCTGGAATGCAACACTCCTTAAGAACTACTGACGAGCAGAAAGAAATTCTTCACGCTTTATTCTGGGAAACAATCAAAGGCGAAAATCACTTTAGTATGACTATTCATACTAAATTAAAGAGCTTCTTTGAGGGTATTGCACAAGGACGCCCAGCAAACACTATCGGTCAGAAGTGTGGTATGGATCGTGACGATAATATTGCAATCGATATGAAGGGTAACGTCACAACTTGTCAGAACACTTCTTCTTTAACGAAGCACAATCTTGGAAATATTGAAGACTTTGATAATATCCGTCTTCATACTTCTTATCACTGGTCTACTCGTCCAGAATGCCCTAACTGTCCAGTTGTTCAACTGTGCCAAGGTGCGTGTTTGTTCCTAGAGAATCAATACTGGGAGCAGGCTTGTGAGAACTTGTTCTGGTACAATAACGCCATGTTAGCCGCTAGTTTATTCTTTATGACTGATGGACTAATCCTAACAGAAATTAGGGGACAGAAGATCCGCCGAGATGGCATCACATCTGTCCCCGTAATTGATATCGACTTTGTTAAGTCGAATGGAACTAAGCGTTCTTGGAAAGTCCGAAAGTCTGTAGGAATTCCAGTCGTTGCTGCTTAAACAGCATTGGCATTCTTAGAAGTTGCTGTTGCAGACCCTGAGGTGTAACCTACCATAACATTGATCGAAAGATATGTTTGGCTATCTAGGTTACTCTCAGTATATCGAGTTAGGTAACCTGGAGTTGCAATAATTTCGCCTTCATGGGCGTTGATTCCAAAATAAGTTCCGACTAGGTTTTGACTAACCTTTTCACGAAGTGTTTGGACACCACCACGAGGGTCGATATAATATGTAGTCGGTGTCACTTGCTCAGGCTCATTGACAATATATGTTAGAACGAGCGGAACGAACTCATACGAGTGCGCTGGAATGTGTTCGTTTCTTTGTTGGTAGATAACGTTAGATCCCATAATAAACGGGTATCTGTTATCAAAGCCAAATTCTTTCAACTCTGCGCAAACTGAAAAAATTGCTTCTTTTAACAATTTTACAGCTGGCTCATCTTCAAGTTCAAGGATGTCGCCATCGAAACCAGAAGATTGCATTTTATCAGCCAACTTGATGAATTCTAGTTTGAACTCGTCGTGCTTTTGGTTGATATAGCTAATAATTGGGGTGGCGAACGCCTGTTTTTCAAAAAATTTGACCACATTAGGTTCGTCTACTGACATTGTTTCGTTTTGTGGTGCTTGGTTATTTTCCATATTATCTCCATTAAAAGTGATTATTATCGCTTCGCAGCTACAAGTATTTAGACAACATCTATCCCCACAAAATCCCTTCCTTTATAAATAAGAAGTATAAAAATAGTTTTGGGGACTTGGATGGCAACTGTTAGTAATCTTTTCGTGGACGCTGGTGCTAGTTATAGCAATATTATATCAGTTGCAGCAACTAACGGACAACCTTTAAATTTAACAGGGTATAGTGTGGCTTCTCAAATGAGAAAGTCATACCAGTCCAGCACCGCCTATAACTTCACTGCAACGGTGTTCAGCGCAGAGCAGGGCAAGGTGCGCCTACAACTAACCCCACAACAATCCGAAGTTATCCCTGCGGGAAGATGGCTTTATGATGTAGAAATAACATCACCTTCTGGCTCTAAAACCAGAGTTGTTGAAGGTATCGTAACAGTAAATCCTCAGATTACCCAAATTTAAAATGTCTGATACAATTGCTATTGTACAATCCGATGAAGCTCTTCAGGTAGCAGTATCCGAAGGTGTTCTTACACTTGCATCATCAACCGTGTCCAATCCAGCTGTAGTTGAATCTCTTGATAGCGTCGCAGACGTAGATACAGCTACTAATGGTAAGATAGATGGGTCGATTTTAGTATACAGAACAGTAACAAATAGATGGACTTCCACGACTACGCTAGATGCGCAGAACATGGAAGGCGGCGAATTTTAACGGAGAACATAGATGGCTTCTATTATTAGAATTAAACGTTCTAGCACATCTGGCAACCCAGCAACGCTGGGCGCAGGTGAGTTAGCTTATTCAGCGTTAGCAGATAACGGCGCTAACGGTGGAGATCGCTTATACATTGGTATGGGCACGGAGACTGCTGGTAACGCAGTCAATCACGTTATTATCGGTGGTAAATACTACACTGGTCTAGTCGACGCAGGTGGTTCAGGTGGTACACTTAACACTACTGCTAAGTCTATTCCAGTACTTTCTGCTACGGGTAGCATTGATAAGTGGTTGGTTGGTAACCTACAATTAACTGGTAGCACCCTTTCTTCAACCAATACCAATGGTGATATTAACATCACTCCTAATGGTACTGGTAAGACAATTATTACCAATATCTATACTGATGCTACTACTAGTCTTACAGAATTTATTCAAGACGTTGCTGGTGGCGGTATCGTTGATTCTTCTGAAATAGATGCTACTTACGATGATACTGCTGGCACTACTTCATTAGCACTTAAGACTACTGGCGTAACTGCTGGGTCTTACGGTTCTGCTACTTCTATCCCAACATTCACTGTTGATAGTAAGGGACGTTTGTCTGCAGCAGGTTCCGTTTCTGTTGCTACAACATTAAACCTAACAGGCGACACTGGTTCTGACGGCATTTCTCTATTATCAGAGACTTTGGCTATCGTTGGTGGCGAGGGTATTGATACTGCTATTACAGCAAATACTCTAACAATCTATGCAGAAGATGCAAGCACTACTAACAAGGGTGTCGCTTCTTTTGACACAGCTAACTTTACTGTAACTGCTGGTGCTGTTTCTGCAAAGACAATCACTCTTGGTTCTTCTACTCTAGCCCTTGGTTCTACAACTACTGGTCTTGCTGGTCTTTCATCTCTTGGTGTAACTGGTAATACTGCTGTTGGTGGTACGCTAGGTGTTACTGGTGCGACTACTCTAAGTTCTACACTTGGTGTTACTGGAAATACAACTCTAGGCGGAACATTGGGTGTAACTGGAGCAGCTACTCTAAGTTCTACACTTGGTGTTGCTGGGGACTTTGCGGTTAATACCAATAAATTTACAGTTGCTGCAACTTCTGGTAACACTAGCGTTGGCGGCACATTAAGTGTTACTGGAAACAGTACTCTTGCTGGTACGCTATCAGTAACAAATGATTTGAGCGTTAATACTAACAAGTTTAATGTTGCAGCTTCTACTGGTAACACTTCTATCGATGGAACTCTTGGTGTAACAGGAGCAGCTACTCTATCCAGCACATTAGATGTGACTGGTAACCTTTCTGTTAATAGCAACAAATTTACAGTCGCAGCAGGTTCTGGTAACACTTCTATCGCTGGAACATTGGCAGTAACTGGTGCTGCTACATTTAGCTCTGCCGTGAATATGAGTGGTCAGAAGATCACTAACTTGGCAGAACCAACCGCTGACTCTGATGCTGCTACAAAGTACTACGTTGACGCTGCTCGCTCTGGTCTTGATATCAAGAACTCTGTTAAAGCTGCTACAACTGGTAACATTACTCTTTCTGGCACACAGGTTATTGATGGCGTAACTCTGTCTGTTGGTGATCGTGTTCTTGTTAAAGATCAAAGCACCGCTTCTCAAAACGGTATTTATATCGTTGCTGCTGGTGCGTGGACTCGTTCTACTGACGCTGACGCTCCAGCAGAACTAAACCCAGGAACTTTTGTATTCGTTGAACAAGGTACTGTTAACGATAACACTGGTTTCGTTGTGGTTTCTGATACTGTTGTTACTATCGGCACTGATGCGATTAACTGGACTCTGTTCTCTGCTTCTGGTACTCTAATCGCTGGCGCTGGTCTTATCAAGAACGGTTACACTCTAGAAGTTCAAGTTGGTAACGGTGTAACTATTGCAAATGATACTGTTCAACTAGCTTCTTCTGTTGCTGGCGCAGGTTTGACATTCACTTCTGGTGTCTTGAATATCGTTGGGACTGCAAACCGAATCACAGTTAATGCCGATAGCATCGATATCGCTTCTACATACGTAGGTCAGACATCTATTACTACTCTGGGTACTATCACTACTGGTACTTGGAATGGTTCTGTTATTGCTGATGCTTATATCGCCGACAACTTAACTATTAGTGGTGGTACAGTTAACAACACACCAATTGGTGCGACTACTCGTTCTACTGGTGCGTTCACAACTCTTGCAGCTAACGGTGCGACAACTTTAACATCTACCCTAGCAGTATCTGGTGCGACTACTTTATCTTCTACTCTAGGTGTTACTGGAAACGTAACATTGTCAGCTAACTTAACTGGCGCTGGTGCTTCTACCTCTACTATTGATGGATTTACTATCGATGGCGGAACTTATTAATTGTTACTAAATAATTGATAATGGGTGGGTGAAATTCCCACCCAGTAGTTCTTACTACTCAGTTGTTGTTCTTTTTAGAATAAAGAAATAATGTCAAATAAGATTATCCTTAAAAAATCGTCAGTAACGACAAAGAAGCCTCTTGTCACTGACTTAGAATACGGCGAAGTTGCACTCAACTACGCTGATGGATTTCTTTATTTTAAAAACAGCAACAACGAAATCGAAGCATTCGCTTCACGTGGTTTCACACAACCATCAACAAACAGCGCAGTAACCTATACTACTGACGCTCAAAACAATACCATTCTTCAGATTCAAGTAGGCGGAACTGTCATCGCTAGATTCGGTGGCGGACAGATCACATTTGATGTTCCGCTTTCTATGAATGGCAATTTAATCACTGCCTTATCAGCACCGATTGGAAATACAGACGCTGTTAACAAAGCATACGCCGACGGCACTGCATCAGCTTCTGGGTATCCAAAAGGAGATTATGGTGATATCGTTTCCGCTGCCGCATATGATGCGTTCGGTGTCCCTATCGTTGCGATTATCACATATGATAATATGGAACCTGTTGGGGTGTTTAATACTGTAGATTTTGGAGCACTCGCTTAAGGATAAGAAATGCCAACACAAATTCAATTAAGACGTGGTACATACGACCAACACAAGACATTTACTGGCGCTAACGCTGAGCCGACTTTTGATACATCACATAAAGTAATGCGCCTACACGATGGCACTACTCCAGGCGGTAGTGAAATCGTTATGGGTAATAGCCAGTATAAGAGTTTGCCTGTCAGAGTTATCTCTACTTCTAACATTACACTTTCGGGTGTGCAAACTGTTGATGGCGTTTCTCTGTCTGTTGGTGATCGTGTCTTAGTCGCAGGGCAGACTGATCAGTCTAAAAACGGTATCTATACTGTAGTCGATCTTCCAGGAACTTGGGTTCGTTCTTATGACTTCGACAAAATTTATAACATTCAAAAAGGAATGTTTGTTTATGTAGCAGAAGGTTCTACACATAACGAAACTGTTTGGAAGTTAACTTCACAACCTACAACTCTAGATCTACACGCTATCACATTTGAAAAATGGCTTGGTGTAGAAACACGTGGTATTGCTCAAAACACTGTTGCTGGTTTGGTGGTTCGTCAGTCTAAGGGAACATTCACTAGCCGTGCAATTACGGTTTCTGGACAGGGTATTACTGTCACTAACGGTGATGGTATCTCTGGCAACCCACTACTATCTTTAAACTCTACACCAAATAACACAGCCAGCACTATTATGGCTCGTGATGCTAGTGGAGATTTTGCATCTAACAATGCAACATTAACTGGCGATATCGCAGTTAACGGCGGTGACGTAACTACTACTGCAACAACTGCTACCCTATTCAATACCAATGCTACTACATTAAATATCGGTAACGCAGCTACTACTGTTTCTATCGGTGCTGCTACTGGTACTACTACGGTTCGTAACGACTTGGTTGTTAGCGGAACTTTCACTGTCAACGGTACAACTCAAACAATCAATGCAGTTACCGTCACAGTAGACGACAAGAATATTGAGTTGGGCTCAGTTGCATCACCAACCAACACAACAGCTGACGGCGGTGGTATTACCCTAAAAGGTAGTACTGATAAAACAATTAACTGGATCAACGCTACTGGCGCTTGGACTTCTTCTGAAGACTTCAGTTTGGCGACAGGCAAGACTTACGAAATCAACGCTATCCCAGTATTGACTTCCAACTCTGTTCTGAACGATTCTTCTCAAACATCAATCACAGTTGGTGGATCTGCTACTGCTGTATCTTTGGGTGCATCTACTGGTGTATTAACACTGAATAATCCGATTGTTGTTGGTGCAAATACAACACAGTCTGTGTTTAATACTGTAGCTACTACTGTTAACGCATTCGGTGCTGCTGGAACTTTAAACATTGGCGCCAACGTAACATCAGCACAAACTATCAACGTAGGCGTTGGCGCTACTGCTACAGCAACAACCAAGACAGTAAACTTAGCTACTGGTGGTTTGGCTGGTTCTACAACCAACGTAAATATCGGTTCTACTGCTGGTGGTTTGTTAACGATTGGTAACCCTAACGTAACTTTCGATAACGGTATCGTTACATTCACTAACTCAACCGATGCAACTACATCTGCTAACGGATCTGTTCGATTCGCTGGCGGTATAAGTGTTGTTAAGAACATCGTCTGTGATGGTACATTCTCTATCTTCGGTGACATTTCTGTTAACGGTGGAGACATCTTAACTAACCAGACTAACGTAACAGTATTCAATACTACTGCAACTACTGCAAACTTGTTGGGTTCTGCAAGCACTATCGCTATGGGCGCTTCTGGTGGTACTACTACTCTACGCTCTGGCACTTTGGTTGGTAGCGATGCTACTCAAAACTTATACAATACAATTGCTACAACTCTAAACATTGGTGGAGCAGCAACTACAATTAACTTGGGTAACGCTACTAGCGCAACTCTATTGGCACGACCAGGAACTATCGTCGGTTCTAATAGTACACAGAACGTATATGATACTGTTGCTACTACTGTCAACGCTTTCGGCGCAGCTACTACTTTAAATATCGGTAACGCAACAACTGCTACTTTGACATTACGTCCAGGAACTGTTGTTGGTTCTAACGCTACTCAAAACCTGTGGAACAGTACTGCTACTACTGTTAACGCATTTGGTGCAGCTACTAGTATTGTTCTTGGCGCAACTTCTGGAACTACAAACGTTCGTAATAACTTAGACGTTGATGGTGATGTTAATATTGATGGTGGCGACCTAACAGTTTCTACTGCTACATTTAACCTAGCAAATACTACTGCTACTACCCTAAACATGGGTGGCGCAGCGACTACTGTTTCTATCGGTGCAGGAACTGGTAACACAACTGTTAATAATAACTTGATTGTGTCTGGTAACTTGACTGTTAACGGAACAACAACTACAATTAACTCAACAACTCTTTCTGTTGATGACCTAAACATCGTTCTTGCTGATGGTGCTGCTACTGCCGCTGCAGCAAACGGTGCTGGTTTGACTGTTAATGGTGCCAACGCTACATTGACTTACGCATCCGCAAACGATCGTTGGGAAATGAACAAACCACTAAGCGTAACTGGAACTGCTACAGTTTCTAGCAACGCATCTGTTGGTGGTACTCTTGGTGTTACTGGTGCGACTACTCTAAGCTCTACTCTTGCAGTTTCTTCTAATACTACTGTTGGTGGTACTCTTGGTGTTACTGGTGCGACTACTCTAAGCAGCACTCTAAACGTATCTGGTTCAACAACTCTTGCTGCGCTTTCAGCAACAACTGGTTCTTTCTCTAGCACATTAGGTGTTACTGGTGCTACTACACTTTCTAGTACTTTAAACGTATCTGGTGCAGTAACTCTGTCTAGCAGCTTATCTGCTGGTTCTACCACTCTGTCTTCTTTGAGTTTGACTAATGCGCTGGGTATCGGATCAGGTGGTACTGGTGCAACTACTGCGCAAGCAGCAAGAACTAACTTGCTACCACCACAGTCTGCTCCACAAAACGGATATGTTCTAACTACAAACGGAACTGATGTATTCTGGAACTATCTTGGTAATGCGATGGTTACTTCTTTCAACGGAAGAACTAACGTTGTTACTTTGACATCTGGTGACGTCAATGGCGCATTAGGATATACTGCATTCAATGCGGCGAATGCCACTTCCGCAAATACAGCGAATATGGTTGTCGCTCGTGATGGTTCTGGTAACTTCTCTGCAGGTACTATTACTGCTTCTGCATTCCAGGTTTCTTCTGATATTAGAATTAAAACTAATGTAGTTGATTCACAATACGGACTAGATACTGTATTAGCTCTTCGTTCTGTTACATATATTAAAGACAATAAACAAGAAGTTGGTTTAATTGCTCAAGAAGTTGAAAAGGTCTTGCCTGAGTTTGTTGGAGAACAAGAAAACGGCATGAAGACTGTTAACTACGGGCAGATGGTTTCTGTTCTAATTAAAGCTGTTCAAGAACTAACTGCTGAAGTGGAACTACTAAAAGCAAAAATTAAGGAATAACCATGGCAGTTAATTCAAGAGAGAGTCTTAAACAGTATGCGCTGAGAGCACTCGGCGCTCCTGTCGTAGAAATTAACGTAGACGACGATCAACTAGAAGATCGTCTAGACGAAGCCATTGATTATTGGCGTCTATACCACTATGATGGTATCGAAGAAATGTATATGAAGCAACAGATTCGTGCTTCAGAAATGACTCTAACTACGAATAATGCAGCTACATTCAATATTGGAGAGATCGTTACTGGTCTATCTTCTGGTGCTAAAGCAACAGTAACAAAAGACCATAGAACTTCTAGCGGCAATCTTTTGTTAGTTAGAGATGTAAAGGGAACATTTCAAGGTGGTGAGGTCTTAGCTGGCACATCTATAACAGCAACTTTAGACAGCAATACACCAATCACACTCCGTGAATATGATAACAAGTACATCAATATTCCAGATCACGTATTCGGTGTGACTGATGTTCTTTCTATCGGATCTGCATCATCTTCTAGAAATATCTTCGACTTACAGTATCAACTACGTTTGAATGACTTGTATGATTTGACTTCTACGTCTATCATCTACTACCAAACTGTTATGAATCATCTTTCTCTGTTAGACTTCACTTTAAACGGTAAGGACAGCTTTAGATACAACAGATTACAAGACCGCCTATATCTTGACATCAACTGGAAACAGAATGTTGTTTTAGGTGACTATATGATCGTTAAAGGATACCGTGCCATGGACCCAAATCAGTGGTCTAAAGTATGGAATGATAACTGGTTAAAGGATTACACGATCGCTTTATTCAAACGTCAGTGGGCGATTAACATTAAAAAGTTTAAGGGTATTCAGCTTCCAGGTGGTGTTACTCTTGATGGTGATTCTCTATATCAAGAAGCTGTGGACGAGATCTCTAAACTAAAAGAAGACCTAACTAATAAGTCTGCTCCACTAAACTTTATGATGGGCTAAAATGTCTACAACAAATGTATATTTTTCACAAGGTACTAGAAACGAACAGTACCTGATTGAAGACTTGATCATAGAATCATTACGTATCTATGGTCAAGAGGTTATGTACATTCCAAGAACGCTAGTTTCAAAAGATGAAATTCTAGGCGAAGATCGCCTAAGCCACTTTAAGTCAGCCTTTCCTATCGAAATGTATTTCGAGAATGTTGATTCATTCGGTGGACAAGGAGCATTTATTGAAAAGTTTGGTTTGATGATGGAACAGTCAGCCACACTAGTAGTTGCTCGTCGTCGTTGGGAGCAGTTCGTTGGTCGTTATGGAGTTACAACTGTTCCTACAAGACCCAATGAAGGTGATTTAATATATTTCCCATTGTCTAAAGGTTTGTTTGAGATCAAATTTGTTCAACATCAAGACCCGTTCTATCAGTTGGGTAAACTATACGTCTACAAACTACAAGTAGAACTGTTCCAGTATGCATCAGAACAGATCGATACTGGTATTGCTGCCGTGGATACGTTTGAAAGTCTTAAAACATTCAATACTAATACCACTAGAAACCGCACAGGCGAGGTTAAGTCTATCACTATGACATCTAATGGTTCTGGATACACATCTGCGCCAGCAGTATCTTTTGTTAGCTCTAGTGGATCAGGTGCTGTTGCACAAGCTGTTATTAATAATGGTAAAGTGACTTCTGTTAATGTCATCGATGGTGGCACTGGATATCAAACTGCACCTGTTATAAATTTTGTCGGCGGTGGTGGAATTGGTGCCCAAGCGCAAGCCAACATAGAGATCGATATCGACAAAGCAGATTCATTCGGCGACAATAACAAATTTAAAAAACAGTCTTCTGGTGTTATCAACTTTGACGACTCTAACCCATTCGGAGAGATAAACAATGCTTAATGGAAGCGTTTATTATCACGGTACTATCCGAAAGGGTATTGTTGCATTTGGTCGTTTGTTTAGTGACATCTATATCGATCGTAAACAAGGTGATTCTGTCAATGGAACTACTCTACAGCGATTACAAGTTCCGCTAGCATACGCACCTAAGGAAAAATGGTTAGTCAGACTAGATTCTGATCCAAACCTAGAGAACAACACAATGATTTCTCTACCTCGAATGTCTTTCGAGATTACAGACTATTCATACGATTCTTCTCGTAAAACAAATCGTATGCAAAAGATTAAGTCTGGCGACTCTTCAATACAGTCTACTGTTTACACGCCAGTGCCATACAATGTTAGTGTTAATCTGTATATTTTAACAAAAACTCAAGAAGATGGTCTACAAATTCTTGAGCAGATTCTACCAACATTCACTCCAGAATATACTCTGACGATCAATACAATAGATTCTTTAGGTATAAAAACTGATATACCTATCATTTTAAACGCAGTTTCAGTTCAAGACGAATATGATGGAACTTTCCAAGAAAGAAGATTCGTTACTCATACACTTAATTTCACGATGAAGATGAACCTGTTTGGTCCAGTATCTGGACAAGGAGTTATCACTCAAGTTAATGCTTCTGTCGGTAATAACGAAGATTATTCAAACCCGAATAGAGCATATACCGCTGAAGGTGATACACAAACTGTAACTGTAACTAGTGAGAATTGGTTAGACACATTTTAAATGGCTGAGTTTTATAATAACAACCCGAACCTGAAAGCAGCTGGCGTTCAGATTAGCTTTACGCCAGAACAGATCCAAGAATACATTAAGTGCTCGCAAGATCCAGTTTACTTTATTGAAAATTATTGCTACATTGTTTCTCTTGATCATGGTTTAGTTAAATTTGCACTGTACGACTGCCAGAAAAAGAAAATTGATGTTATCCATAATA